TCCCATCTGCGGGCGAGAATGGCGACTTTGCATGGATTGCTACTCAACTTTTTCATCCCTCTAAGCCTGTTTATTACTTCCCTACCACAACCTTTTTATATTATCCTTACGTATATTATATTGATGAACACACAAAACTTTCTCAAAGTCCGCGTCGCCCGCGGAACAGAATCAAGCTTTTTTGAGTTTGTCGGGCGAATCGCCCGAAAAATGAAGAAAATAGGGTTCGAACTTTCATGGAAGAAAGTAGGAACCCAGAAAGTAGCCTACCCCGTCGGGCCTGGGGTAGTGTATGAAATCACCACCGACATCTATGAATTCAACATCCCACGGAACGTTACCGTGGGAAAAGAAAACGTCGAGTTCGTCGGGCTCATCACAATCCGAAAAGGCATAAGACAAGTTTCTAAGATCGCCGAGGGCCATGACGATGTTGTCTTGGGGGAAATCCCCGTTCGTTGCGACAAGTGCGGTACCAACAGGCGCCGAGTCAAATATTTTGTTTTCAAGGAAAACGGCGATGTCAAAGTCCTCGGTAAGAACTGCGCCGAGGAATACTTCGGAATCAATCTAACAAAGTCCCTCGAATACTGGTCTCGCTACGCTGACGCCCGCGTCGTCTCAAGCCGAGGCGGAACGTACGAGATCGAGACCCCCACTGTCTATGAAATCGTCGCCATCACTCTTTTTGCCCTCGACCGAGCGCAAGAAAACGGGGACTCGATCGAATGGAAAGACCTCAAGAGAACAATCTATAACCTTCAATACGTTACTAACACCGTCATCGACAGCCTACCCGTCGAAGTCGCCTATGACAACCAGCAAATCAACAAAGAGCTCAATAACTTTGTCAAGGCAAACCACCACGAAATCGAGGACATCGTTGCGCAACTCTACGCCCGAGCCCGAGCCATGAAGCCAAAGACGGACTTCGAATACAACGTCCGCAACAACCTCATCGCCAGCGACGGCGCAGAGATCGCCGTCCCCCGAAGCGTCCCGATCGTCGCATGGTTTGCCTACGACACGATCGTGAACGCCGAAAAACGAGAGGCACACCGACGCAAGAGAGAACAAGAAAAACTGCGAAAACAACAGATCAAAGCCCGCTTCGAGAAGGGGCAGTTCATCGCCCCGATCGGCGAGAGGATCGAGGTCGACGTTACCCTCGGCAAAGTCGAGGAACGCGAGGGCAACTGGGGCGCATACTACATCGTGCGCTTCGAGACCGACGAGGGCTACAAGCTAATCTGGTTTACCAACAACCCCTTCGACCTCTCGAGACTCGAAATCGGCGACAGGCTACGAATCAGAGCAACCGTGAAAGAGCACAACCACAAGTTTTTCAACACCAAGATCCAGAGAGTCTCTATTGTTAAAAAATACTAAGCGCTCAAGCGCTTTCCTATTTTTTGCCCGTTTTTTGCTCGATCTCGGGACGTTTATCTTTTTGTGAACAATTTATCGGGGAAACATCTTTCCGTCGATTAATGGGGCTGTTTTGCCACAAAGAATTGAAATTAGCTCTGCTTTGTTTATTGATTCGTGCGCGGGGGAAGGTAGAAAGTAGAAAGTAGAAAGTAGAAAGTAGAAAGTAGAAAGTAGAAAGTAGAAAGTAGAAAGTAGAAAGTAGAAAGTAGAAAGTAGAAAGTTCTACTTTCGAGTCATGCTTCTACTTTTTTATTTGCAAGAACAACGCATAACGATCCAATGATCGAAAAGTAGAAAGTAGAAAGTAGATCTTCTACCTTCTACCTTCTACCTTCTACCTTCTACCTTCTACCTTCTACCTTCTACTTTTGCTTCTACCTTCTACTTTCTCCGCTCGCTCCATGGGATTATAACAGCGCACAAGGCTTTTTTAGTCGATCAGAGATTTTGAAAAAGATGCCAAATGATCAAAGAAAGTATTGAAGAAAGAGCCGAAAAAGTGGTTAAAGCGTTGAACGAATGTTGTGGCTACGAAATAACAAAGGAAGACATCACATGCTACAAGTGCAAGATAAACGAAATTTGCGAGTATGCGTTCGACCCCTACAATACTTATGGGGATTGCATAGCGGAAAAATAAGGAGCTTAGAAAGCAAGGTGGCGCAAATGGAATCAGAATCCAAACCAGACAAACCAAAAGACCTAAGTGGGCTTATCTCGAGGAAGCCGAAAAAGAACTATGACCTCAAACTTTTCTTACGGCTCCCAGTCGAAGTAGAAGAGTTCGTAATGGAAAAATACGAGCTACCGTTGGAGCGGTTCTTGGAACAAATCATCACCGACGGCATATGCAAGAAAACGGGGCTCGCACAGTTCAAAATGTTCTGCCACATCCATGGTTGAGGGCGTTTTCCATGACAGGCGCAAAAAAACGAGCAACCATCGACTGGACGAAGCAAGAGAGCACCACGGCGAAGGACTTCGAGGACGAGCAACCGCTTTTGCCCCCGCCCCGAGAGTTCACGAAGTTGAAACCGTACGAGGGAATTTTTGACTCGGCGTCGCTCGTTATTGAGAGACCTTCGAAGCGAGAAATCGTTGAACGATCGTTCATGCAAATATTGAGTGCTCTCGGTTTCGCAATCGACGACGAGAACGTCAAGGACATCGTTCGGCGCATGACCGAGCTACTTCTCGCCCTCGGGAAGAACCGCCCCGCCCCGAAACAAGAGGACTGATCCTATGGGCACACTGCAACACCGTTTGATCTTCGGCGACGCTCAAAGCATGCCCGAGATCGAGGACGACAGCGTGCACCTCGTGGTTACTTCCCCGCCGTACTTCAACGCCCCGTTCGACTATCCAGGACTTTTCGAGAGCTACGACGATTTCTTTAGCGCTGATTCGGAACGTGGCGAGAGAGATTAAGCGTGTGCTCGCCGAGGGAAGGATCGTCGCCTTGGTGATCGACGACGTGCTCGTCGACGGGCGGAAATATCCTCTCGTCGCCGACGTTACGAGGATCTTCATAGAAGCTGGTTTCAATTATCGGGAACGGATCACGTGGCTCAAGCCAGAGGGCTACATCCGAATCAGCAGAAGGAGCGGTGTCCTCGTCCAGAATCCGTACCCGATGTATTACTATCCCGATAACTTGCAAGAATCGATCCTTGTCTTCCAGAACGGCGATTTCGACTACAAGAAAGTCCCGCCCGCCGTTAAGCAAGCATCGAAGATCGACGTCAAGTGCTACCAGGCGGAAAAATGGTTTCTCAATGTTTGGCGAATAACGAACGTCCTTCCGAACAACAACGCATTGGAGAAAGGGATCGCCTCGTTCCCCGCCGAAATCCCGCATAGGTTGATCGCGCTTTTTAGCCACAAGGGCGAGACCGTGCTCGACCCGTTCATGGGCTCTGGAACGACGGTAAAGACCGCTATCGCCCTCGGAAGGCAAGCGGTCGGCTACGAGATCGACCTCGAGCTTATTGACGCCGTGAAAGCGAAAATCGGTTACGAACAACTCGGTCTTTTCTCGGGCGACAACGTGGAAATCATAGTTCGAGAAGACGCACGACGCCTGCGCTCTCGTTTGCAAGCGAAAGTCGCAAAAAACGTGTTTGAACGGTGAATTAACTTTTTATATTATAAACGTTATATTAAAACGATGACTCAGCAAACCAAGAGTGTCAAGCAAGTAAAGTATTTCCAGTTCTCCATAATGCCCATGTCTATCCACAGTTTGACGGCTCTCCGCCGAAAACTGCAGGCGAAAATCGCCGAGGCGGAGAAGTTCTATCTCATGCACCGAGGGCTCGGTTTCGTCTCCGTTGTGCCGAACAGCGGGACGCCAAGCGAAGACGGCGAGAAAATACGAGAAGCGGTCATCGCTGGTACTGGGAAGCGCAACGGGCAAATCTCGCTCCGAAAAGCCCCGAGGTTCCATCAGCTCCGCTTAAAGAACCTCGACGACCTTCAAGCGTTCTTGCGCTCAAGCGTCCGAGCCATGAACGCAAAGGGCCATACCGAGGACTTCTTCCATGTGGTCTATTTCTTCAACCAAGGGGACTTAGAGCGCCTCATGCCCGTCATTACCGATCGGGAGTTTAGCGAGCCACTCGAGAAATACTCGTGGCGCGTTGGTCGGGTATACACGCTCGAACCGCTCGAGATCGCCGAGGACGAGACGTTCTATCCCTTAAAGATTATTCTAACGCGAGGTGAGACAAAAGATGCTTAGGATCGACAAGAAAGACATCGATCGCGTCATTTTCCCAGAGCAAGCGAAGAAACGAAAGTACCGCTACACGACGATCTTCGAGATCGACGACGAAATCGAGACGCCATCTTACCCTCTTGACCGTAGCGGAGCTCCTATCATCGTTCGGCGCCCTGTCCGCTTCGTCCTCGCTGGGAAGCACGAGACGCCCCGTAGAGTCTTGTTCGAGGGGCGCCCCGTATTCGCTTTCCCGATCAGCGTCGTCGAGCTCGACAACTATGACACAGAAGACTTGATCGAGGACGAGACCTTCGTGCGCGAGGTCTTGCACTTCCTCGACGTGTCCGCTGAGGTGCAGAGCTGATGACGGGGTTCAAGTGCGAGAATTGCGGGGACTTCAAGCTCGACCGAGTAATCCCGTATGCAGACCCCGTGGACGGCGAATCGTATTACTGGATACGGCTGGTCTGCGTGTGCGGGGCTATGATGGAAGCATGCCCGCTGTGCGGTCTGCCGATCTACTACGACGACGAGGTAGGCGCCGTGGAAACATGCGATTGCGGGGAAGAGCTACGAATCTGCAACTGGCGAGACGTAAAAATTCGCGCAAAAGACATCGACAAGATTACCAGCACAGCCTACGTATAACCACATTCTTTAACGGTTATTATAAACCACTATACTTTTATATTATCAATCATTATTGTGAATAGAACATGATGCGAGCAATATGGCGCGATATCGTGTTCTCGTGGCGCAACTATCGCATAGAAGCCCACGGGAACACGTACGAAAGAAAAGAACTTTTGAAGCGTCTCGGCTTCCGCTGGGACGGACAGAGGCGTGTCTGGTTCCGAGACGACGAAACGTTGGTTCGTGGCGTCGTCTCGGCGGAAGAACGAGAGGTCGCCCAAGCAGTGAACTCTCTCGTCGAGAAGATACGCCCGATTAAGGAGCGAAAGATCCTCGAAGTCGCAAACAGGCTTCCTTTCGACTTCGATGTAGGGCTCCGAAACTACCAGAAAATCGGGGTTTACAAGATTCTGCAAAACAAGCGCTTCTTGCTCGCGTACAAGATGGGGCTCGGGAAGACGATCACTGCCCTCGGCGCGGGGGCGCTCTACAAGAAACAAAAGGGACGGGGGAGCATCATCTACATTCTGCCGAACCCAGACTTGCTCGTCCCGCAAGTCGCAAAAGAAGCGCAACGCGTGCACTTGTCTTCCATCGTTTTTTCCCGAAAGCGCTTCAAGGGCGTTCCGAACACGGTGAACGTCGACACTGCCTTAAAATACGATGTTGTCATCTTTAGCTATGCCATGTTTCGGGGCCATTACCCGCGCATCGAGGGGCGCCTCAAGGAAGCAATCCGCAACGGCGAGGTCATCGGGATCTTCGCCGACGAGGCGCACAAGATAAAAGAATACAAGGCGCTCCAAACCCGCCGTGTTTTCGATCTCTTGAACTACGCTCGACAATACCACGCGCTCGTCGTGTTCATGACGGGCACGCCGACGCTCGGAAAACCGAAAGACGTTTACAACATGTACCGCTATCTCGTCCCGTATTCGTGGGGCTACAGGCGATTCATGGAGCGCTACCACGGCGCCCATGAGGGCTACTACGGGCTCGAACTCGGAGAGCCCCAGAACCTCGAGGAACTGCACGATCGGTTGCGCCCGTACATGCAAGTTGTGAACGCAGAGGACGTCGCAAAAGAGCTCCCGTCTCTGAACCGCCACGTGCTCGACGTCAGCGTCGAGCTCCCGAGCCGTGGCTTGCTCTACTCTGGCTCGATCGGGGACTTGCAACGATACAAACATCAACTCGCCATGAACAAGACCGTGGTCATTCCCGAGATCGTCGAAGAAGCGGTGCCTTGCTTGATTTTCACGGACTTCGAACAAGTCGCCACGAGGATCGCCGAGCTCGTCGAGAAAAAAGTCAGAGTCGGTGTGATCAGCGGGAAGATCACTGGCAAGAAACGGGCGCAGAACGTCAAGGACTTCAACGAGGGGCGCCTGGACGCGCTCGTCATCGTCTCGAGCGCGGGGGGCGTGGGGCTCAACCTTCAACGCGCCGAGAACGTCATCTTCAACGATCTGCCGTGGTCTGCGGGCGACTTTCTGCAAGCAGAATCGAGGGCGCACCGCATGACGACCGACCACCCAGTGTTCACAACGATTCTACGGGTTGTCGACAGCGATTTTGACCGAGAACTCGTCGAGTTCATGTTCCGCAAGATTGAGGTCATCTCGGTCATCATGACGGGGCAGGCGGGCGAAGAAGCCTCGTTCCTCGAGGCGCAAGAGGACTTCCGAAAGTACTTCATTTCGAAGTACCGCTCGATCTCGAGCGAAGAAGCTTGAAAACAAAGCAAGGAGAAAAGGTGAACAAAAAATGGACAGCGAGATACAGAAGTTTAAGAAATTAGCGCAACTAAGGAATACTGTGGTTGTGCGAAAGATTATAGCTATTGGGAATGTGAATGGCGTAACGTTGCCCAGGGCATGGCTCGAAAAAATGGGACGCCCAGAAAGCGTCGAGCTCGAGTTCGACCCGATCACGCAACAAATCGTCATCTCATTACGAAGAGAACGCAACGAATGGGACGCTCAACCCTTCATTGCGGGCTCTACGAAGTACCACCTCGGGAACAAGAATGGGAAAAAACGCAAGAGGAGCACCGAGGGAGCAGAAGACTTTTTCGATTAGACCCGTTCTTCCTCGCCAAATCCCCGCCTCACTTTTTTACCGCTCGAAGCTAACTATTAATAAGCCTCGGCGCATAATCGTAAACGATGAGTTTACCAAAGCCTACTTGGGACAATTTCATCGACAAGGTAGGGAAGAGCATCACGATTCATCGCCTGTCAGCCATTGTCCTCGACGACTACAACAACATTGACTTCGCAAATTCGACGTGGACGCAGACGAGCGGAAAGATGTTTATCGGCGCAAGACGGAGCGACAAACCCCAGCTAAACGACGCTCCCGAGGGCACGGACGTCTCCGAGTACATGGTTGTCTTTATGCGCTCGTCCGACGTTGCGGACATTCGAGAAGGCGTCGACGGGGACATCGTCGAGTGGGACGGAAAGTTCTATCGCGTTGTGAGGATCGACAAGGACGACGTTCTGGTCGATCGTGCGACGCTCAACAAAGTGTTCTTGCAAGAACTCCCCGAGGGGAACCCGTTCACGTAGAAGTTATGCTCTCGGGCATTATAACGAGCAAAACAAGATAAATACTCAAACGCTTTATTCTGCCACATGATAGCCGTTCAAGAAGACGCCCTCGAGTTCGTCCGCCGTCTCGAAGGTGGCTGGGACTGCATTATCTTTGACCCGCCATACTTGCCTGAGGACAATATTTACTCTAACAAAGTAGATATTTATGGGTCTAATACGAAGAAAAAAGCGAATTACCGATGGAAGAATGCCTTTAATATTATCTATCGCCTGACGATCTCGAAACAATACCTTGAGGAGCTCGAAAGAGAAATCGTCAAGAAGCGAGCCCCGAGAGGCTTCTGGATCAGATTCTCGAACAAGCGATGGGACGCCGGGTACAAGGGTCGAAGCTACGGGGGGCTCGGTGGCTATATCTTGCGGAACACGGAATACATCATGATAGATTCGTGGGGCGGAGCGAAGCCAGACCTAAAGATCGGCATGTTCGAGACCGAGGAGCATGACCCCCCTAAGGGAGAAATCGCCCTTGCAAAACCAGTGAGCCTCATCACGAAGCTTCTCCGCTTCTGCCGAGCGACGAAGGTCTTAGACCCGTTCGCTGGGAGCTACTCAACGTACAAGGCATGCTTGAGACTCGACGTAGAAATCGATACTTGCGATCTCTATGTGCCCCCGCCGATCATCAGCAGTAACGAATTATTTAGCTAAGTAGCTAAAACCTTTTTTAATATCGCCCCTCAAAATAAGAACAATGAAGAAATCAACCGTTCTGTTCACTAACACTAATGCGACGTTTCCCGCAACGAAGGGAGCGATCACTCCCGCATGGGTCGAGACAGGGCACTGCTACGCCGTGGAAATCGTGATCGTGAATCTGACCGCCGACACGCTCACCTACGAGGTGCAAGTGTCGATCGACGATTCCGCTGTTTTCGAGAATTACGACACTGGTTCCGTGGGCGCTAACGCCACGGTGCGCCTCACGTATTCTGGTGCCGTCTGGAAGAGAATGAAGCTCTTCGGACAAGGGGGCGCGTCGGGGTCGTCAGCAAAAATAGCCATCATTGGGATGGTTGGGTAGTACTTGTTGTTTTGTTTCTCGTGATCATCGCGGGCACGACGTAGTAGATCGCTACGAGGTATTCTTGCTCGAGTTCCACTTCTGGGTCGAAGACTATTTCTGGTTGCAACGCCTGCGAGTTTTGCACGGGAACTATCTGCACTTGTTTGATCCCTTCGTGCCCAAAGCCGTGCTCGTCGCAGATTTCGATTATTCGCGAGTTGATCTCGTCTTGTAGGTTGCTCTCAAGCACCCGAAAAACAACGCACTGCAGTATTTCTACCATTTTCTGATCACGTTTTCGCTTCTATTCCTCGATCACCGTCATAGTATTTCTTTTTATTTCTTCATTCGAACAACACCGAGGCGGGTAGTTTCTCGGAACGATAGGCGAAGAATCTGACCGATAAAAGAAAAACTGTTTTAAATAGCTTACCCCCCTTTCTTTTTTTGAGAACAAAGACCACGCCTTGCGACGGCGTGGCGATCACTCGAAAAACCTTGCGACGGTTGAACAGAAATGAGTCTTTGGAGTGGCAAACAAGGAGCCGTAAATGAAACTAATCTTATTTCTCAAATCACCAAGAATCTGGCGTACTTGCTCGAGGCAAACGTTTCAGACCCGATCTCTGCGACGAGACCTTCTTCGGCGCAGAAAAAGTTCGTGAGCACAGTTTTCCCAGACACCGAGATCTACCCGCCACAGCTCGTCGTCGAAGTCTTGCTCGACAACGGCGCACCCATCGGTCTCGGTTCGACCCAGCCGACAGGCTACAGCGTTTTCGCAGACATCCACGTCCTTGCGAAAACAGCCCCACAGCTCGACACTGTTACCCAAGACGTGCTCAAGGCCTTGCGCTCGCAAAAAAACGCACTCATTTCTTGGGGCATGCACCCGACCGCTTCTTTCATCCGTGGCGTTACGACCACCCGAAAGATGGAAGTGGCGGGAACGAAGATCCGCATGCGCACCGTCCAAGCGTTTTTCAAGGTATATGTTTCATGAAACAAAAAAATGACAAGGTGATTGAATGGTAACCATTATAGACCCCGAAATCGGCGGTTTGAACGCACGAGAAGAAAGCGCCTACGGAACAGACCCTGGAACGGGGGACTTTTCCCTCGGCGCTCTGCAACGAGCATCGATCTCTTTGAAGAAAGAAGCGATCGAGGGATATTCCATCGGTGCAGGCGTGGCGAGCAAGGCGAGAAAGTTCGTCTCGCTCACAAAAGAACAACACACGGTGGAAGCAGAATTCGAAGTCCAAAATTGGCGCTTCTTGAAATACGTCCTCGGAAAGGACACAGTTTCGGGAACTGGGCCATACACGCATACACTGGACTGGCTCGCTGACCCCCCGTCGATGACGCTCGAAGGGATCATCGACCCCTCGATCTACTCGATAATTGTTACGGGGTGCAAAGTCGACGTTTTGACACTAAGTGGCGAACTCAACGCACCAATTGTCGCCACTCTAACAATGTTCGGTAACGACCAGACCAAGAATACGACGCCCGCAACGATTCAATCCGATGACTCGACCGAGCCGTATATCTTGCATAGCTCTTCTCTGTCGCTTAATTCCGTCGACATAGGCGACCGAGTGCAGAGCTTCGAATGGACTGTTTCTCGGGCGCTTGAACCTCTGCGCGGGATAAGTTCGAAGAAGCCACTTAATTATCGAGCGAAAAAGATCGACGACCGAATCAAGCTGACGATCCGCAACGAAGGCGTGGACATCCTCGACATTTTCACGAACGAGAGCGCCGTGCCCCTCGTTCTGACTTTGCAAAAATCTGCTAACGAAAAAGTCGTCATCACGTACTCGAAGGTTAAGCTCGCAGAGCTCCCAATTGAATATTCGATCGATACGGACTTATTCAATTTCGAGCTCGAGTTCATCCCCGAAGGACTGCCGACCGTCGTCGTTACGAACAACGTCTCAACCGCCTGGTAGGTGATCAAAACATGACAGTAGAAGCAACACAACCCCGTCCCGCCCCCGAGCAGACCAAGAATTTTATCGGCGCTCGAGGGCGCCTCAAGAAAGCCATCGTCGAAATCGATGGCGTCAAGCACGAGTGGATCGTCAAGACAATGAACTGGAAGGACTTCAACGAGTTCATGTTCGACGTCGTCAAGGACAGCACGAAGCTCGAGCAAGGCATCCTACAAGGAGCCGTCGACGCGAAGAAGTTCATCGCCTTCATGGAGCGCCAGCTCCGCAAGAACATCGTCCGAACGCCAGACGGCGTGCAAGTGGACGACGAATACGTCGAGATGCTTGATCCGATCGTGGCGGAAATGCTCTTCCAAGAAATGCTTCCCGAGATCAGAGGAGAACTCGAAAAAAAATAGAAACGGTGGCTTACGTGCTCTCTGCAAGATCCAAAGCCTCGCTCAAGGACTCGCAACAAAATAGGTACATCTCGTACCTCATTCGGCGAGACCAGATCGCTCGACGTTACGGGCTTACGTATGCGCAAGTCGACGAATTGCCCGTGGACGACGTGCAAATTATGCTCGCCATCATGCGGGGCGAGGCGAAGGCACTACAAGAGCAAGCAAGCCACGCGAAACACAGAGGTATCTAAAAATGGTATTCCTACTACAAGCGAAGCTACAGGCGATCACGAGCGGGTTCCTCGCAAGCATGCGGAAAGCAAAGGACGCTCTCATTGCGAATTACAAAGAGATCCGCAAAAACGACAAAGCCCTCAAAAAATACAAGGAGCGAGCCATGGATGTTTTCAGAACCGTTGCGTTCGTGGCAACGGGGGCGTTCTTTGCAATGGCGATAGCGAGTCCAGGGCTCAACGCCCAGCTACAGCTCATGGGCGTCCAGTTCGAAGAGCTCGCCCGCACGCTCGGAGATCGTCTCGTGCCTATTTTCAAAGTGCTCGTTGAAGTAGTAACGATCATGGTCGATGTGTTCCAAAAACTACCGAAGCCCGTCCAGACCTTCATCGCGGTGCTCATCATCGTGCTACCGCTCTTGTCGCTAATGATTTCACTGTTCGGCTCGTTATGGTCGGTTATCGTCGTCCTCGGCCCAGGGCTCATCGCTCTGGCTGGCTACCTCTCAAGCGTCGCAACAGCGCTCCTCGGGGTTACCATCGCTGGCGCCCCCGTGATCCTCATAATCCTCGGGATCATAGCCGTCATCCTCGTCGTGATCTTAGTCATCAAGAACTGGGATAAGATCACAAAATGGTTCTCGAAGAACTTCGGCGACGAAATGGAGTGGGTCGCCGATAGAGTAGGAAAGGCGCTTTCCACAATCATCACTACATACCTCAAGTGGCGAGACGCTTTCACCAAGGCGTTCTGGGCGTTCCTCAAAGGGATCTGGAAGGCGATCGTCTGGCTGAGCGACACCGTAGCTCAAGGTTGGTACACTTTTTGGAACGGCCTTCTCGAGATCGGCACGACAATAGGGTCGAAAATAGTCGACGCCATAAAAACGGTAGCAAAGGGCATCGCTGACATTTTTAAAGACTTGGCAGACAGCGCGCTCGAATGGGGAAAACATTTGATCGAACAGTTCATCGAGGGCATCAAGCAAATGGCGGACAAAGCAAAAGAAACGGCAAAAGACGTCGCTGAAAAAATCGAAGACGTCTTAGGTTTCTCGCTTCCGAAGGAAGGGCCTCTGCGCGAGATCCCGACATGGGGCAAGCACATGGCTGAGCAATACGCTGGCGGGTTTTCTCGCCGTTTCGAGGATCTCACGGGCTCTATGGCGCAAGTAGTGGCGACACCGCTCATAAGCCAGACCCCAGGCGCTAATCTCTCTCAGACGACGATCACGAACAATATTTCGTTCCCGTTCGAGTTCAACGTCTCTGGTGCGTCGCAAATTGATCTGATCGCCGAAGAAGTCGTCCGCCGAATCACCGATAGTCTTCGTGGCAGAATAGGGGTGTTCTGAGATGGTAGATGAATACAGAGGAAAACTGACGTTCTCATTCTCTGGCGGGCAGTACACAGCTTACTTCAATACAATAAAACTCGTCAAGCCGACTATAGACATCGATGTGAAACAAACACCGAATCCTGGGGCTAACAACGCCATGGTTATATCGGTCGGGCGATCTGTCGAGACTCTTCAAATCGAGGGCTACATGAAGACGGGCGACTACGACGGGTTGGGAATCACGCCCGTGCAACAACAAGTATTCACGCTCATAAGCAACTTGCATAAATATCGTGGGACTGAGGACGACGGGCTCATGAGCCTTGAACTTCAATTTCCCGACGTTACGAGGACGTTCCAAGGCGTTGTCGGGAAAATAACGTTCGACATGGGCGAAGGAATGACCGATGAGGTCTATTTCCAGCTCGGTTTCAAGATCGGCACACTACCGCCGTAAACGGGTGAGAAAAAACAATGGTATTGACGCTCTACATCAACTCCGTGGCAAAAGGACGGATCGACTCGTTCGAAGTGCGCAAAATCGTAACGAACGGCATGGGCGAGTTCAAAATCGTCGTCATCGACACGGACGGGACGCTTTTTTCTTCGCTCGCTTATAAGGACGACATTAAGCTCGAACGGAACGGCACGACGATCATTCGGGGCTTTCTCGAACGTTTCTCGAAGCAAGAAAACAAGATCATCTTGCTCGAGGGAAGGGACTACTCGGCGCTCGTTTTTTCCCGCCTCGTAACGAAGACATATTCGTCCCAGACCGCTTCGCAGATCGTGCAAGACCTCATCACGAACTACGTCCCAGAGCTCACCGCAACGAACGTCCAGGCAACGAGCTTCGTCTATTCGACGTTTACAATCCAAGGCGAGAGCGTGGCGAGCGCTATCAAAAGGCTTGCCAAATCCGAGGGCTACACGTGGTACGTCGACGAGAACAAAGACCTACACTTCGAACCCGAGGGGTACTCCGACAGCGGGAAGACGCTTATCTACGGCACCACGGCGGGGTTCATCGGCTACGAGTTTCCGAGCGACGGAACGCGCATGAAGAACGTCATCCACGTTTTTGGAAAGCCGAAGCAACCAGACGGGTCGGGCGGGATCTACATCGTGAGGCGGGACGGGGACAGCGTGGCAAAATACGGCGCCATCGAGTACGAGATTCGAGACCCTTCGATAGAGACGATCGACGAAGCGATCCAACGGGCGGACTACGAGCTCCGCAAGACAAAGAACCCCATTGAGCGGGGCGTCGTGAAACTGCTCGGCTACGAGGACTTAAAGCCTGGGCAGATCGTCCGCGTAACCGTGGCGAGCGAGGGGATCTCGAACGCTCAATACTTAATCATCGCCACGAAGCACTACTTCTCGCCGTTCACGACCGTGCTCGAAATGGCGGAGCTGTCCATGAGCGTTGCGGACATCCTCGCCCAAGAAATCGAGCGTCTCTCGAGCGTGGACGCACGGGACAGAGATTCGAGCGTTACCCCGACGAAACTCGAAGACGTCCTCGAGACCGTCGCCGTGAGCGCTACACTCACGATCGAGCGACGGACGGTCTCTGGCGCTTCCCTCATAGAAACGAACTTCTTGATAGAGAGCGCCAAGATCGAGAACCTCGTGCAAACAAACTTCGAACAAGTAGGTGTGTATAGCATGACAATAGTAGATACTGGCTTGAACTTGATCCGCGATCGGTTCGCAAATCTCACCCCGCCCACGGAGCCGAACGCTATCGCCGTGGGGGACAACAACACCCCCGTGCAACAAACGGACACGGCGCTCGGGAACGAGATCGCACGTAAAGCCCTCGACGCGGGCTACCCGCAAGCGACGGCGACCGCTGGGGAAGTAAAGTACGTCTCGACGCTCCTTGCGAGCGAAGGCGTCGGCACTCTGCGAGAAGTCGGTCTTTTCAACTCGACAACGGGCGGTTCGGGAACAATGATCGCCAGGGCGGTGATCGCCGACCTCGTGAAATCGAGCAGTGAGGAACTGCGCCTCACGATCACGATCAAGTTCGAAAACAAATAGGTGGTTTCATGAAAGAAAGCAACAAAAAAGAAAGCTGGCAAGACGATTTCAACGAGCTAACGCCGATTTTTGCCTCGGCGGTAATGATAGCGTTGCTCTACGTCTTGTTCAGACTCGCAGTGGAAAGGTGGTTCACATGATGTTCTCATTGGAGAAAAAGACCGAAATACGGGTAGAAATATTCGCAAAATGCGAGCAATGCAACGCAAACTTGCACATCCGAGAAGGACTAAACTATCTCGGTTCGAAAAAGATCATGTTGAGAATAGAGCCTCACGCCTGCAACAGCGACAAGAACGGAGATGAGTAGCAATGCCTACGGGAACGCTTTGGACAAAGGGCTTCGAATACGATAGGGACGACGTCGTCATGGACGCGTACATAAACGCCATGCTCGCCCGAAACTATGGGAACGGCGTCATCTACGGCTATGCGAACGAGCTCGCCGTCTCGCCGAACAGCCCAGCGGACATGACCGTCCTTATCGGCACGGGGAAAGCCCAGCTCGCCGACGGGACGGTGCTCGAAATCACAACACAGCAACAGCTCACGCTCACGGCGCCGACCACGGACAACCGATACGACATCATCGTGATAAACAGCACGAACCCGAACGGCGCGGTGATCCAAGGCACGGAGTCGGCAAACCCCGTCCCCCCAGACCTTCCCGAGAACACCGTCTTGCTCGCAACGATCCTTCTCACGCCGACAACGACTTCTATCTCGTCGTCCGACATTCGAGACTGTAGGATCTTCATGTCCACGATCGTGGCGGAACGGATCAAGGCAAGCGCGGTAAGGACGTCAGCGATCGCCGACGGCGCCGTAACGACGGCAAAGATCGCGAACGACGCCGTGGACGCCACGAAGATAGCGAGCGGGGCGGTCGGCAACGCCGAGCTTGCGAGCGGGGCAGTGGACTCGACAAAGATCGCAAGCGGGGCGATCTCGGACTCGCACGTGAACGCGTCCGCAGGCATTGCCGAAAGCAAGCTGTCCTTCGACTCCGTGGGCGGGCACGACCATGACGGCACGAACTCGAAGAAAGTAGCGCACTCGTCGCTTTCTGGCATTGGGACGGACGACCATCATCCGAAAGCCCACGCACACGACGGCGTCGATGGGTCGGGAACCGTCGCTCACTCGAGCCTCACGGGGATCGGGGCGAACGATCATCACAACCAGCAACACAACCTTGCGAGCACCGACCACCCAGACGTGGACATTGCCTCGCCCTCGGCGAACCAGCTCTTGTTCTACGACGGCGCAACATCGAAGTGGAAGAACAAGTCCCTTCTCGGCGACGTAACACTCGATAGCTCGGGCAAGACCGTCCAAGAATGGCGAGCGATCCTCTTCATGGGGCCTGGGTCGACGATCACCGCCTCGAAGAGCACTGGGATCGGTGCTGATGTACAAAGCGTCGCCGTCGTGAACACCACGGGGCTTTTCCAAACCGTTTTCACTCGGAGCGATTACTGGATCACGGTTCGGGTGAACATCACAGCCGTGGACGCCGTGGGCGGAACGACAGAGTACCGAGTCGTCATCACGAGCGGGTCGAACGTCTATGACTCGGGCTACAAGAGCGTGAGCGCAACGGGGCTTTACGACGAGTTCTTCAACAACGTCTCCTTCGGCGACGGGACGTTCAAGATCGAACTCTACCTACGAGCAACTTACGCTGACGGGCCAGTCTCGATCTCGGGGCGGATAGAGACCGCCTTAATGTATAACTAAATACTCAATCAATAAAGAGGAAGTGATATAAGAATGTCTCAGAAACAACAAAAAACGCAGAAATTGCGCCAAGAAGAAAACCAGAACGGGAAACCCCCGCAACAAGAAAAACCCATCCGTGAAAGGATCGCCGAACTCGAGAAAAACGTAACCACGCTCGGCGAGCAAGTCTTGCAACTCGCTCAGAGCGTGCAAGAAATGCAACGATCGCTCGGCATGAACTTCGACCTCATAAGCGAGGAGCTCGAGACCTTGAAAACGCAGACCAGCGAGCTCTTTAGACTCGCAACGGAAACAAAGCAACGCGTCCACAACCACGTGCACCCAGCGCTCTTCGAGCGGGCGGTGTCCTACGGGCGTGGGCAGGCGATCAAACAAGCCCAGCAAGAGGCGAAGAAGCAAACGGAAGGGCAGAAGCAAGAAAAGTAACGAGGTGATTCGGAATGTCCATTGCGACGCTCTCGCAAGTCCAGGCGTGGTGGGACGGGCACCACACGAGCGACGGGCAGAAAAAGCAGAAAATCAACGAGATCATCAACAAGATCAACGAAGTAATCAACTTCGTGCAAAGTGGCTCCGTGGACAACCTCGGGAACCACATCGCCACACAGAATCTCAACATGAGCGGGTACGCTGTTGAAAACGGCGGATATTACGATCTCGATGCGGACTCTTCGGCTATCTCTCGTAGTGTTAGAAGCCTTCGAGTTTTCAAGAAAACGGGAGCGTCGAGCGGGGATCTTTCATATTTCGATGTAGGGTATAGTTACACAATTGACGCATGGGTCGTGAGCCAGTGGCTTGCTGGCGCGGGCGTACTAAAAGACCTTATCTTTCGCTTTGGGAGTACCGACATCTTCAAGCTTCAAGCGAGCGATTTTACAATACACTTCTTGAGAGACGCATATCTTAATAATTACGTTTTAAGAGATGCAAAGACAATTCTTCTCAACAACAACGCTGGGGACACATTCGACCATAGAATCGCTGTCTATGACACTGGCGGGAACGTCTCTTATGGGATTATGCTTTGGAATTCCTCGGGAACGACGGGTGATTGGGCGACCATGATCTACGGCCCGAACCAAGCTAACAGAAGGATCTCATTTGGGAAGATCAACAGTGCGGGTGCGCCGACCACGCATGCCGACATCACGGAAGGCGCTTACTTCGATCTGGACGATTGGAGCCTTCGGCTAACAAGTTATTTGCAAACGACAGCATCTCAAGACCAGTTACGGTTCGCACCGAGTGGATATGACAAGATTTATTGGATGTACAAGCCCGCATCAAATATTTTATTTGGAATTTGGAACAGTACCGCCAGCGCGTGGAAATTCCAGATAGACACGAGCGGGAACATCGTTGATGTCGGCTATATATCAATGGACACCGCTCCCGCCGTTCCGTCATCGACTTCGAGAGTAAATATTGGTCTAACAAGCGGGGCGTTGCTGGTTCAGACTACTTATGGGTATGTCAATATTGGCCCTCGAAACGCTTCGTGGTGTCATTTCTATACGGACAGAGCAAGATTCTACTTCGACAAGCGAGTCATCGTCAATAGCGGGGTAATAGGTTCCTACGATGAGGACTTACAACTTGTGAGAACCAATAGCGGTACTGACGCTAACAAAGACAAGATCTATCTGGGCGACGGCCACACTACGTTCTACTTCCAGAACCAGACGGGGACGTACGCCCCAATGGTGCTCATCACGACAGCCCCAGACTATACTCAAGCGGGGAATAACAACACGGGAATCCTACTCGGAGAGCACAACGACAACACTTATGGCGGGGGTCTCTTCATGGTCGGGAGCTATGCAAACGCTGGCGCTGGGAGTTGGAAGAACGCCAGTATAATTAACTTCAACAATTCGATCTATGACAACGAGTTATTAATTGCTACATTCAATGCTACAACTACTTACGTCCACATGGGTTTTGACAGGGACTCTACTACGTCTCGTTTCTATGGGCTGATTGATGCGAATACGCAAAGAATCAGAGGTCTGACGGGATTCCAGAATACCTCTGGGACAGATATGATTACCCTATCAGCAACATCGATGCAGTTTGTCAATGGGACGGACTTAATTTTCAACGGGGACGGAACCTACGTCGTCTGGGATAGGTCTGGATCGAATGACTTGCGCTTCCGCCATTGGCCATCTACTTCCGCGGTAATAGAAATGTCTGCGGAAGGAGGTACCACTGCAAATTATTATTTATACTCGATTAACGACGGTCTGGGCCTTATAGGGAATACGAGCACAACGAACTATCATCTCTATATAGTCGCCTCTGATTATCTTTACTATGATGTTTCGCACACTTCGTTCTCTGGGAACCCGCTTCTTGACGTCTTGCGGAAGCAAATCCGCCCGCATGAACGACGCCACGTCTCCGTCCCCGTCATGGCGAACGTAGGCACGGACGTCGCCTTGCTCATGAACCGAGTCCACGAGCTCGAACTGCGCCTTCTCGCACTCGAAATCGAGAACAGAAAAATGAAAGGAATGATAAAGAATGAAACTATGGTTGCTTCATGACCCAGCGATCCCGAAAACAACGATCGACGCAATTCTCGCCACGCCGAACCATGCGCTCGCACAAATTGAGCGGGTGCTCCCGTACGAGCTTCCCGTCGTGTTCGCCGAAAAAGACGAACACGAAGGTTTCTCTACAGACCCGCTCGCCAGGCGCTCGCAATACGTGTTCGTCGAGCGTGGCGCTGAGAAACGGATCGAGGCGAGCCTCTTCGTCCTCGACGCACTTGAAAAAGTAGTCTCTGCTTTTCCTACGTTTTCGGGGCGGGTGGCGGTGCTGACGAACAGACCACTGACAGCGCCGATCTCGATCAAGGATCTCTCGATCGGAGAGGGGTTCTTGCACGAGTGGGTCGACGTTTTCGGGATGCACTTGCAGAACAGAGGTCTCGTCGTCTCGACGCACGGCTTGACGGAAGAGCAAATCGTGAAACTCTGGCGCCACGAGACGGCGCACATCGTGCTCAATGCGCTGTCCCGCCCTGGCTTGAACGACGGGCACTGCACAAACGCGGACTGCCTGTTCAAGCCACTCTACGACGTCGGGGACATAGACTCCGTGCTTGACTTCTGCGCGGAGTGCTCCGCCGTCCTTGCGAAATATTCCGTCTAATCGAGGGGGGATAGGTGCCAAAGAGAAAACTCGATCTTATTTTCTCACACAAAGAGCCCTTCTATAGCATGGCGGTAAAGATAGGTTTCTTGCCTGGCATACGCGAGGATCACCCGATACCGAGCTCGTTCAAGCCCGAGTTCGTCGACGTGGACTTCAAGAACCACGACTACGAGCGCTTCTTGAACGTTGTCAAGCGCGTGCGCCCGAAGTACGCCGTTGTGCGGGACATCGAGCGCGAGGAACAAATCGACGAGGTTCTTGACCAAGCGAGAGAAGTCTCAAAGTATGCCGAAAACGTGATCGTGGTTCCTAAGGTCGCCTCAGTACCATGCGAATTAATCAACGACTATGGGTACATTGCGGGTTTCCCTATGCCGACGAAATATTCGGAGAAAACGCTCCACGTTAATTATTACATAGAGTTCGATCGAGTCCATATTCTCGGCGGTTCTCCGCACAAACAAGCATATTATCACTCAATACTTAACGTCGTTTCGCAAGACGGCAATCTGTTCTCGAAGGTAGCGATGAGGTACAACATGGCGTGGTTCTATGAGAAACCGTTCTGGCGCAAGATGGATGCTCCGTTGCACAGCGTCATTGCGACCAGCTTGCGGAATATCTTCGAGTTCTTTACGGAGCGCTTCGACTCTCTTCTTATCGAAAAGCTCAAGAACGATTACTTTGATTAACGATTTTGGGCACATTTCCAATATGTGAATTAGAAATAACTTAATATATTCTCATTAGCATAATAGATAAACGATGACAATTTCAAAGTTCAACAAATTGTGGCTACTCGCCTTCTTATTGGTGATCATGGGCACCTCGCTCCTTGCGGGAGCAGGCGCCCAGATCGTCAAGATCAACGTGAACGACAACTGGGTGTTCACGGACGGCACGAGCTACTCCGTGCTCGCCTCGTACGATGGGCGCCCAGACTATGCCAATCCGAACCAGCTCAACGCCTTTCAAGTCGAAGTGAGCACGAACGATTCTTTGTTCTTCCTCGGCGCCGAAGCAGTAACTGACGACGGCTACACGTTGCGTGTCGCCATAACCAATTTCACGCTCGAGCATGTGCTTTTGTCGCAACGGGGAGCTTTCTTGCTCTACCAGAGCGGGCTCGCAACGCTCGACGCGAGCTTCGCCACGGTAGCGAATGACACTGGCACGTATGCGTACAACCTCTACACCATGGGGCAGTCCCCGTCCGTCGCTGTCGTGAACCAAGAGCCCGTCGAGGTCGCAATGGACTTCATCATTGACCAGTCCGTCGATCCTACGAATACCAATGTTACCGTGATTGCGAACTTCCGCATTAACTACGTCCCCTCGGCGGAGTTCACCACGACATACAACGGGACGAGCGTGCAGGCGGTGAACCTCACGGCGACCGTGAGCATGAAGGCGCTGACGGTCGTCATCCGCGGGTATGGCCGTCCCGTCGAGCTAAACACCAAGATCATGGAGATACAGCGAACCTACGCCTTGGGCATTGGTCTTCCTATTTCCGAGAAGATCGTGCGCTACTTCGTTCCTTCGCTGGGGTTGAACGATCGCGGGGCGTCGCTTCGCTCGGTCGAACTCGGCGCCTTTGCTGGGCAGAAGCTCGCACAGGCGACCGACGTGATCGAGCGCGAGCTCAAGAGCTACTCCGTCCAAGAAGCCGTCGTGTTTGGCGCTGGGAGCGAAGAAAAGAATGGTTTTTTAGGATTTACGTGGCAAACCTACTTCGCCATGGCGTTCGGCGCACTAATACCCATCGCTGATCGAATCAAGAAGCAAGAACATCTTTGATCGAAGGTTGGAAAAAAGAAGGATAGGGCGAGGGGCTTTTATTCTATCAAGCTCATGAATCTGTCGATCAGCGCCTCGTTCTCGTCGAGTCCGTCAAAGTTCAGAAGCCTGTTCATACTGACTGCGAAGGCTTCTGAAACGGCCCAGTTATCAACGAACTGGACTTCGATGCCATTCTCGATCAGCTCTTCGAGCGCATAGAAGAGCTCGAGGCTGATCTCAACAGACGTTGGCTCTTCGATTTGAGAGAGCTGTTGTAAGGCTCTCTCGTAGTGTTGCTGGGCGAATTCGATGATGCTGTTCGTCATGTAGCCATATTCTTCGACGAGCGCAACGATGACATTTGCGCTCAAGTAAATGGCTCTGACGGCGGAAAGGTCGTATTGGGGGGCAACGACCTCATCTGTTTGCTCCCAGATGTCCTCGCCTCTGAAAACGTCTCTGACGTAAGAGGCTATTGTTTGTCGATATTCGTCGAGCTCGGCGACCACGAGGAAATGCCTCGTGTGCAAGCTAAGCTCAACGACCGATTGAGGTTCGATGAAGAAGTAAACCCCATCTCTATCGTTGATGGGGCTGATTGCGCCCCGCGTTAGGGCGATAACTTCTTGGCTCGATATAAATCTTCCCGCTCTCATACTTCCTCTAATATAATATAGGAAGGAGAAATATATAAAGGTTGTGATAAACGCATGCAAAAAAAAAACGGGCGAGGATCAATCGTTTAGATAAGGTTTTGTGGGGCTTATCTCGGGCTCGAAGTCTGGGTCGAAGATTTCTTCGCCGAGCCCCGTGATGACCCGCATGTCGCAGTCCTCGACGGGGCAACGCATGATGTCGGCGTGGAAATACCCCGCATAATAGCCATAGCGGACGGTTACACCGTTCTTCTCCGCCTGGAAAACCTTCAAGTGCTTTGGACACAAGATTCTGCCTCTCTGCATTAAAACATCACTTCCTCGTTTTTCGTTTGCAATACACTCAATAAAAACCATCCCCACCGTTATAACGCACAATCGTAGAAGAAGCACAATTCTTATATATTAGTGGTGCGTATAGTATTTTGATGCACCCAGTAATGTATGACGTCTATCTAAATCTGGGCTCTAAAAAGAGTCCGCTGTGGATTCGGAAGGACATGCCCCCTTCCGTTGAAATATATCTGAATAAGCTTCGAGAGCTTAATCGTTCCCTCGGAATCCGAGGGAAGGTGCTCCATGACAAGAAGCGCGGAATGTGGGTTATTTCCTCACGGAAACCCTTCCCGCACCTACCCGAGAACCTAAAGCGAAACATGTACGAGGTCTATCTCCCGCCCTGGCGTGAGTCGCCCGAGAGCCACGGGTATTACTTCAACCCGTGGAAGAGACATGGCGGGTTCAGTGTTTACAGAATCCCGCTCCGAGACCTCGTCGCAAGCTAAGGTTTCCTCGTTTCCTCTCCTTTCTTTTTCTTCCATTTTGTAGTCGCTCATTTAAAAGCATAAAACTATAAATTCTCGCGACGCTATACTACATAGCATGGCGACCCCAAGATATGTTACAGTAATAGAAGTCCAGACAAGGCTCGGCGTAACGCTCGATTCGAACGACCAGACTGCCGTAAACGACATGATCGTGCGGGTCGAGGGCGCCGTGGACACGTTTTGTCGGCGCAAGTGGAACTCGCTCACGACGGAGACCGAGAAATGGGACGGCGATTCTTCCAGGGTTTACTACTACACCCGCTACGCCCCGATCTCGAGCGTTACGAACATCAAGGTCGGGACGAAAACGCTCACGGAAGGCACGGACTATTACGTGTACAAGCAAACGGGCAAGATAAAGTTCAAGGATGGCAGAATCAAGGACGGCAATCAGAACGTCGAAATCGTCTACACGTGGGGCGGGGAAACCGTCCCCGACGCCGTTAAAAACGTGATCATAGAAATCGTGGTGCGCCTCTACGAAAGGCTTCGGGCGCACCAGCACACGGGCGGGGCGGACTCGTTGAAGCTCGCCGATGCGAGCGTCTCGTTCACGGAGAAAGAGCTCTTGCCCGACGACCTCAAGGAGTTCTTGAAACCATACAGGCGCTGGCTTGTCCACACGGTTTACTAATGAGACGGGTCTTCAACAACTACATCATCGTCTCTTCTCGCTTTGTATCACTCCGATCGCGAACCAGAAGATTATGTTTAAAAACAGTATTATTCTTAGAATCAAGTCCTCGTCTACTTCGTTCACGTTATCACCTCGTTTCTTTAGTTTTAGTCGTCGTTCTCTGCTTTTTGCTCTTTCTCTTCCTTGATTTCTTCGAGCTTCATTTCGAGGTATTTTTGAGCGGATTCGAGGCTCTTTTTCGTCGTCCTAAGGTAATCATTGAGGTGCTTCGTTTTCTCGCTTTCTCGGCGAAGAACGGCTATCTTGTCGAGGACTGCCTTTCTGGTCTCGTTGAAGCAACGCTTGCAAAGAACAAGGTCGTATCGCTGTGGCTCGACGTGCGAGGTTAGGAAGCGGAACGCAAGCTCGACGCTGACGGCTTTCGCAGAGTCGAGCGTTACGTAGAACGTGTCGAACGTGATCGGGCCGTTGCAAATAGCGCACTCGTGCTTGGTGAGGCGTTCCTTGAGCCAGAGCTGGTATTCATAAAGCTCGAGCATTCTGTCCGCAGGCGTTGCGAAATAAGACTGTGGGACATATTGCATTTTCTTTCATCACCTTTTCATTTCTTCAAGTAATGTTTATTTGCTTGAGAAGAGCACTTTTTGCACGTTACCAGCGGGCTGAGAGTCGGACGGTACGGTTCTCCGCACCGCTCGCACTTCCAGACTTCGACCTTCAAGTTCTTGGGCTTGCAAAGCCCGTACTTCGCCAGTTTTTCGTGGCGGGCGACTTCGTCGTCCTTCTGCCTTTCAGTGCCGACCCATTTGACCCCGCATTTTCGGCAGTTCACGTAGTACCAGACCATGGCGCACACCTCAGAGCACGATTTCGAACGGCTTCTGCGCCGAACGGAACCATTCCACGATCGCCTGTGGTTTGTTCGTTACCTCGCATTGCCCCGTTTTGCCCGTGATCTTGTCGTCCCGTATGATTGCGAAAAACCGCACTTGCGAGTCTTGCAAGCCAAAGTCCACTTTCTTCCTCGTCTCGATTGTGATGTCCGTCTGCTCCTTGATGATCCCGTACCATGCGGGCTCTTTCCGATTGCCGTCCTCGTCCTCGATCGTTACTTCTTGGCTCGTGAAAATAACGCCGTTCTTCGAAGCTCGGTGCATTGCCTTGTAGATCTGCGTGAGGTAGAGCTTTCGCTCCTTCCAGAGGTTGCGATTCTTGACGCCTTGATAGGCGGTGAGCTGGTTCATGTAGCGCATCTTGCCCTCGGCGACTTGGTTGAGTTCTTGCAAGCCCTCGAGGATGACCCACGAGTAGGGGTTCTGCTCGGCGGTTCGGAGCTCGTCAAGGATCGTGTCCACGGCGACGCTCATGGTCTTGAGCATTTCGTCGGAGTCATTGAAGTCGAAGAGCCTGTCAAGGCTTAAGACGTCGATTCTGTCCTTGAACTTGTCGAAGAACTGGTCGATCGTGTTGCGCGTGGCGGTTGTCTCGAACGTGATGATGAGGATCTTTCCCTTGCTCGACGCAAGGGCGATGTAGGTCGAGAGCATGGTCTTCGAGCTTCCCTTGGCGCCGTAGATCGTGATCGTCGCCCGCTTGGGGACGGGGAACAGCGACGGGCCTTCTGGCGGTGCGTGCTCGGCACGGATTCGTTGCTTCGCCGTCCTTACTTCGTCTCGGATCGCTTGCTTTCGTAGTTCCTTGCTCGCGGGCGTGGCAACGACCGCCGTCTGGGCTGGGGGTTGCGAGGGGGCTTCGCTCGCCGACGAAGTGCTCCCAGGCTTTTTCACTGGGGCGATCGCCGAGAAGAAGTCTCCCTCGCTTTCTTGGGGCTTTTTCGACACACTCACACCTCCGCGGGCGACACTAATAGTCGCTCAGTGGGACGACGGCGATGACGTTCATCACGTAGTTCTCGTCGCTGTACTGGTTCTTCTTGCGCCTCTCGGCGATAGTGCCGAGCACGAGCAATGGCTCCTTGAGGGGTGCGTAGTTCAAGAACTCTGGGAAGTCTGGAATCCATAGTTGGATCTGCTCGTCGCCCTCGAGCGAGAAGGCGGTCGCCACATGGGTAGAGATTTTCACGCTTAGGTCGTCGGGCGTGGAAGCGATCTTGCGGGGGCTTTGAGCAATGACTAAGAGCGCCTTGAGGTCGTATGGGAGCGGGTAGCCCTTGTCGTTTAGGGCGGAGAGACCGCACCCGCCCTCGCCCTCGATCTTGTAGGCGAGGCTGATCCCGAGGGCTCGCTCAAGCAAGTCTGGATAAGAGATGGACAAGACCTCTGGATTTTCGAAATCGGTCAGCTCGTTTGAGAACGCCACGAGGAAGTTCGTCCCGTTGTCCCGCTTCTCGGGGATTTCGACGTAGGGGGTGTACCGTGCGAGTAGGATGGCTTTGTTGAGTTTCTCGACGTCCTCGCCGTTGAGCGAGATTCTGCCGAGGTAGTGCGAGGTCTCGCCGTTCTCTTCGATTGTAAAAATGCCGTAGGCGTTCCCAGAGATGTTCCCGCTCGATTTCCAGTAGTTCTTGTCCTTCCCGATTAGCAAGAATGGTATTTGCTTTGTTTTTTGCTTTTGTTGCAGGCGCACTTTGACGTTCACAGCCACGAGGCGGTCTCGGAGCTTGGGGCTTTGTGCTTGTAGCGCTGGGTCTGCAAGGATTGACTGGGCGATTTTCACGACTTCCGTGAAATCAATGCCGAATTCTATTGCTTTGTTACGCAAGTCTTCCATGAGCTCTTGCGAGAGCGAGAGCTCTGCTTGTGCTGTCGTCTGCGGAGCGACCGCGGGCTTTGGTTCCGCCGAAGCGGGGGGTTGCGCTTGGTTTGCCTCGGCGGGTGCCTTGGCGGGCTCCTTTTTAGATTCGCTCTTCTTTTCTACCATGGCAAAAAAGTCTCCTTCGCTTGTCATGTGGATCAATCCAAATGTTGAATACGAGTTATTAAATGATTATTTCCCGTTATAACGAGAAACGGTTTTTGTTATAACAAAAAGGAAAACACTATGGGGAACTATTTGTCTTCTCGGATGACGTAATCACAGTTTTTGTCGTCAGCCAGAACTGGACAGCCCCTGTCGATGTATATGTCCGCTGAGCTTGCAATTCTCTTCGTAAAGCAGTTTATTCCCGTAATCGGGCAAGGGTCTGGGATTTCTTTTATGACTGTTGTTTTCATTCACAGAACCTCGAATCGTTTGTCTCTTGCCTCGGTACCGCCATATTAAATGATTGCTCAGCGTTATAATGAGACAAATGGAGCATAAAATTTTTAAATACCGAAAAACATATAATAGAGGGGGATAATACATAAACATGGTGCTGGGAATAGCCCGCTCCTTTCCGTGAAACCCGCCCAAGCCACCACGCGGGGGAAGCGGATAGGGCAGAAGGTGGCTCTGCCCGAAAAGGAGAGCGAGTGCGAGGCTCGCGAGCACCGCCACTTTTTTAATTATTTGCTTTTACTAAACCGACTTTTTACTCACTTTAACCATCAAGGGAGTCAAGGGACGACAGACAAAACTGCTCTACGCGGTCTTTTCGTAAAGCGATAGCCCGCTTCGAGCTCTTTTGCGTTCAAGTACGCAGAAACGGGGACGTATGCAAATGTTTTCCTTGCGGGGATTTTTTGCCCGCCGTAATGCAAGAAAAACTCCCTGTGATAAAACATCGTTCCAAGGTCGCACTTTTTTATTTCGTCTAATAACTCTTGGAATGACAGTTCCAACGTCTCGGTTTGCCCCATCGGTCGCTTTCCGACGTAGCGCACGTAGGAAAACGTGCTTTCCTCGAACTTCTTCTTTGTGAGGTCATCGAACATATCGTCTCCGCCGTAGTCGAACAAGTCTTTCTCAATGTTGCCGTCGAAGAGAAATTCAAGTTCGAGGATCGGTTTCTTGACGTAGAACCATCTCGTCGCCATGACGACTTTTAGCTGGTCTCTCGCAAGGTTCTTTCTTCGCATGATGTCGAACGCCAAATAACGGAAATATTGGCGCGTGATGACGAGCTCGGTCTTCTTCGAATCGGGATCGTAGTAGATGATCACGAAGAGCAACGAAGGATTACCATAGAGCGGGTCTTTGATGTCTTCCAACGAATGAAAGACCGCTTTGCAGTTTACGCAAAAATCGTCCCGCCACATTGCTTTGACGTAGCCCTCGCTGTAGTTTCGTTCGAGAATATAAGGTGGCCCATATTCTGGCGCCATCTCTTCGCAATTACACAATTCCAAGTGATAATGCAATCGTTCCGAAATAAGAGGCGTTAGCTCAAGACACTCGATCGGAATCGCCGTCTGGGTGAACGAGCCAACGAGGACTGTGTTCCGCATTTCCGTGGTGCGGAGAGACCCGACGTCGTTTCGTTTCGTTGATCGGTAACGGACGTTTCCGTCTTTTTCTTCCGCATGAAAAACCAAGTGTTCCATGATTGAAAAACGATTAGCAATAATATAAAAAGAAAGCGGGGCGTTGTAACGAATCAACTCTTGACCCGCAATGCCTTGTCTCGGAGCTCCTTCGTCTCGACCCACAGTTGCTCGGCGTCGCCGAGGTTCGAGGCATAGGAACGGAGCCAGATGAGGCGGGGCGGTGCTCCTTTCTGATCCGAAATTGCGACCCTTCCGACGTCCACGTCCCCCCGCTCGACGAGCGTGTCGAGGAGCTTCTGGTACTTCGCATAGGAAAAACCGAGCGCCGTGAGGAGCTCTTGTTGCCTCGCAACGCCCCCAAGGCTTCGGAGCGTCTCGATGAAGTACCCGAGGTTGCGCCGATCCGTCGTCGGCGGTGCGCTGATCGCCGTCCGCTTGAAGATCGCCACGAGGGCTTCGAATTCTTGCAAGTACAAGCGCATGAGGTCGCTCGCCAAGTCCATGATCTCGGGCGTGATGACGAACTGTTCGAGCGTGCTCCCCTTCCCAGCGAGGTCTGCTACTTGCAAGATCCCCGCTATCTTGAGCGTCGTGATCGGCACCCTGGCAAAGTACGGGTGCGCAATGTCGAAAATGTCCCGAGAATAGTACTGCTTCGCTTTTTCGAAGCTTTCTTGCTCGAGCGTCTTGAACTTCTTCGTCTTCTCGGCGGGGATAAGCGTCTCGACGGGGACTTCCCGCACCTTCTTCAAGGTCTGCGCAAAGTCTTGAATGCGGGTGTCGAGCTCGGCGGACGTGAAAACCAGCGGGCGCACTTTCTTCTGCATGAGGTCGATGTCGAGGCAATAGATCCAACGATGCATGAACCCTTGGTTCCAGTCATCGTCCCGCAACAGGCGGATGTAGTGCACGGCTGTCCCGCCCCACCAGTTCACGTAGGCGTTCTCGACGACTTCGAGCCCTCGGCTGATCGTGTGGCGCTCGACGCGATCCTTGCACTCGTAGATCTCGCTCAGCACCTCGGGAAGATCCGCGTTGTGGTCTTTGCGGAACGCCTTTATGAGCCCCGAGATCTCGTCTTTCACGATAAGCCCTTGCGCCTTCTTCGAGAGGTGCGAGATGATGGCTTCTGGCGTGAAATTTGCGGGGAGAAACTCCCCTTCCGCTTCTTTCACGAGCTTCGTCAAGATCTTCTCGGCGGTCGTCTTCCGAGCCCATCCCGAGATCCCGATCACGGTCGCCCAGAGGTTGAGATGTGGCGACCCTTGCATGACGACGACGCGTTGCTCTCGACGGGTCATCGAGGCGAGGCTCATGAGCGTCGCCGTAACGGCGATCTTCGGACTCATGTCCGAAGTACTCATGAAAAGCTCTACGCCCTCGTTCAATATCTCGTGGCGCCGTGCCACGCGCAACCACTCGTCCTCGTGGCGGGGCGTCATCCCGACGCCCTCGAGGATCTTCCGCATCTCCTCGTCGTTGATTCGGCGCACGTCCGAATACGTGCGAGTGTTTTGCGTCTCCGTGTTTTTGACTACTTTTTTTCGTTTGCTCTTATTTTTCGTCATTTTTATTCACTCCTTGTTTTTGTGCGATTTTTTGCGATTCTTTGTGAGTTCTTCGCCGAACGAAGAATTGGTCGGAAAAATATTTTTCGTCGAAGAATCGGGCGGAAATCGAACGCTATCACGAAATTACGACCCCATTGTCTATTGATTCTTGCCTTGCCTAAAAAGTTGCGTCGGGTGCTTTAGCTCGCCGAACCCGATCGAGAAGCGAGGGAGCGTCAAGAGCACGTTCTTGTTGCGCCCGAGGGCGTCGTAGAGCGACAACAGCTCGAGCGTCTCGTGCCACTCGATCGTGTGCTTCTTCATGATAGTCTCGGCGAGGGCGTTGTAAACAAGCCACTTCTCGATCGCGGGGCGCAGACGATAAAGCTTCCCGTCGTCCATGATATTTTGCCGTTTTTCGATCGATCCTGCGACGAAATCCGAAACCGTGGAAAAAGATACGGCGAACGTCGCGTCCGTCGATTCTCGGGGCAATATGCCCCTTTTCTGAAGCTCTATGGATCGGACGAGCTGGCGCAAATCGCGGGTGATGAACTGCCCGTCGAGGCTGACCCGCGCTTTCTTGAGCGCCGAGCGAACCTCGCGCAACGTGGGCTGTCGGAGCTTGATGACGGAGAACTTCTCGCGGATAGCGTTCGACAATCGCCAGGCGTTGTTCGCCGTCGCCACGAGCATGATCTTGTTCGCTCGCCCATTCATCGCAACGAAGTCCACGAGATCGGCGATCTCCTCGCTCGTGAACGTGGACTCGATCTCGTCGAGCAAGAGCACTGTCGGCTCGTCGCGTTGGATCGAGGCGATGTCCTTGAGGCGGTCGATCTGCGCTTGCGTCGTGTTCATCGAGGCGTTCACCTCGATAAGGTCGTACCCGAGTTCTTGCGCCACTCGCTTGGCGAGGAACGTCTTCCCAGCGCCTGGCTGTCCGTCAAGGAGCACTGGCGGATAAAACTCTTGATAGATCCGCTTGAGCTTCTCGCGGATCTCGTCGTGAACGTCGAGGACTACTGCTTGTTTCGAAAACATTCTTTCGGCTATTCGTGGCGACACAATAAAAACGTAAGGTCTCGTTCTAACGATCTACTAAAAAAACGCTAAAAATTCTTCATATTTGGATCATAGTATCTAAATAAACTGAACAGTTTCTCGGTCTAAAACCACACATCGTTAAATATTTTTTCATGATCGTTACGATTTAATTCCTCTTGTAAAATCCGCAAATATATAGAATTTTTCATTCTCTCTTTTATAAAGTTGATATATTGGCCTTCATGGATATATCTCCTTACTCTCCAAATTTCCGCTTGAAATGTATAGGCGTTATGTATTCCTCGATTTAGCCTTGCGCTCTCATCTCGTCCAATGAATACACTTCTATTAGAAGAACTCCTACAAGCTGGGCACACACATTCAAGCCATCTATGATAGGCTATTTCGTCAGTATCAATTTTCTTTCTGCCATTCGGCGGGGTTCCAAGAAACCGATCCGATGATCCAGGAACTTGAATTACGCCGAAACCAGTTTTTTGTATCCAACCGTTGTTATCGAAACTATCTGCGCCAAAATATATAGCGAGATATGTAAGAGCGCCCCCAATACCGAGAGCATGAATCATTGTTTTTGGAAAAAGTTTTCGAACAATCCTTATAACTTCCAAAGCTTTTGCTTTACCTCCAACCCCTTTTGCTCCTTTTGAATTAAAAAGTAGAGGAACCAAAGAACCAACACTAATAATAGGCGGGGTTTCGCCAAGGAGATCTGTAATTTTTTTTTGCTTGATAACGCAATAACTCGGAATCGTGTCCATGAATAGTTGGAACAATTCTTTCTGGACGATTAGCTGTTTTCAAAGCATATTCCAGATTATTGAGGGTTTTATCAATATGTTTTTTCTTAAGTTCTCGAGGATCAGAACCTAATATGGGATAATCGAGTTGAACCATCAAATCGCAATTCAAATCTTCTTGAAACCTCAGAACTTTGGATCGATCGATTTTTTTCCCTCTCTTAAGTATTTGGTAACCCCCGCTATCACATTTTACTACGAGCCCTGAGCGAGACAATTCTTTGACCATTTCAGTTCGAGAGCCAGTCCTATCTTGAAACATAAGGTCGTATGCATTTGCCATGATTCCTTCGATCATCGCACTTTCAAATACTGTTTTTTGAAAAACTACAGATTCTCGATTTGATAAGCCAAACCAAAGAAAGGGAGTAGGAAGTTTCTTTTTACCGAAGTCCAATACTCCATTTCGAGCTAAACCCACATCACATTCTTTTTTTGGAATGAATCGGATTCCCATTTCTCACCAAAATGCGTTTTTAAACAGAAATTATAATAGCGTTTATTATCGTTCTAACGAGCGACTAAAAAAAACATATTATTTTCCCGTTTTCACGGAAGTGTCAAATAATCATAGTACGGGATTCCTTTCTTGTTGCAGTACTTGCGGGCGGGGCGCCCCATGCGATAGAGCTCGAGCAACAAAATCCCGCCGATCGGGAGCCTCTCGTGCTCCGCCACGACCTCGAGACGATAGACGTCCCGCAACTGCAACGCACTGCTCCCCGCATGGAAGAGCCAGATTCTGTCCCGCCACTCGAACCACCACTGCTTGTAGTACTTCGTCAGCGCCTGCCAGTTGCGCTCCCCGATCCACTTCGGGAGCGGGCGAATGCTGAGCGTGTACTTTGAAAAAATCGGCTTCGCCGAGGGGGCAACGTTTTCCACGAGGTCGATAAGCGTGCGAGGCATCTTCCGAGCTTCTGCGGAGTTCAAGAACTCCCGCTTGAGGCCCTCGCCAATGTGGCGCTCGGCAACGGGGAAGAACCGTGGCGTCCTCGCGTTGCGCGTTATTTCTTGCAGTATCGCTTTTTCTCGCTTTTCCCGCCGTTCACGGGCTCTTCTAATCATTTCATCGAGTCTTGCATTATCGAGCATCATTCTGTGCTACTCTCGAAAACCGCTTAAAAAACGGTTACGAGTTGTTAGAACGAGGTTTCGGAGCGTCCGTAGATGTTCGTGTTTCCCACAATCAATCGCGGGTCGCCGAAAACTCGCCCCGCCAATCTCTTGTTTTTCGCGACTACAGCCCCGAGTTTTGAGAAGACAGCCCCTCGACCGCACAAACGATTTTTTAAAATTTTTTACCTTTTTTCGCGCATTTTTTTCAGAATCATGAATCGCAATAAACACAACGCTCAACTCATGACTCCAAAGAATCGACGATTATTTTTTATTTTTCAGTACCCCCCGCGATCGCGTATAGATTCTTGATTCCTAATACCAAAGCCTGAAACCCTAAAAAACTAAGAAAAAAGCAAAAATCATACCCTATATTCCAAGTTTATTTTTTTCAATATTTCGCGTTATTTTTCACATTATTTTCAGTTTTCTAAATGCCTACAAGGGCTTCTAATTTTTCATTTTTTACTATTTTCTTATTATTTTTTTATTATTTTCAATACTATATACGATAGGTTAGAATCAACCCAGATTCTTATTCTTAATTATATATCATATACTAAAGTATATGATTCCAAACTATTCCCGAAACCGCCACTGCCTGTACCCTATATTATATTATTATAGGGGGCACCAATGGGGCATGCCTATCGCAGGGGGTACTGAAAAATAAAAAATAATCATGGGAAATCCAAAATTTAAAGGGTTCAAAGCGTAAGAAACAATTTTAGAAATTGAAAAGAATGTGAAAAATAACGCGAAAAAGTCAAAAAAATCTCTTGTTGCTGTTTTTCCGAGTTTCGGCGCTTCGTAGATTCTCGAGGAACATAATTATGCCTATCGCACCCCCCATTGAAAAATAAAAAATAATCATCGATTCTTTAGAATTTAATAGATTCAGACCTTCTCGATAGGAATTAAAAAATGAAAAGAATATGAAAAATAACGCGAAAAATATGAAAAAAATAGTACACCGCCTGTCGACGCGTCAGAGCCCGATCGGGGATTCCACTCCGAAGACGACCACGTACGTGGCGACCCAGTCCTTAGTCAAGTATTTACCGTTTTCGTGGCGCAAGAGCCCTTTCTTGCGCAACGCTCTGAGATAGTGGCGGTCGATCGGGCCGTTCCTCTCGGAGAACCCTCGAAAGCCCCCGTCGGCTACATGTCGGAGAAACTCTTCTTTGACGAGTTTTTCGAGTGCTCGGGTTTGTTTTTCGGTGAGCTCGAACACGTCCGCCAGCGAGGCGAGCCGTAGCTCGCGGAACAGCTCGCGGGCGGTCTCGAATTTTTGTTTGAGACCGTCGTCGAAAACGTCAGTTGTGGTCTTGTGGCCCTCGTGGGCGTACGCTACGGTAGGGCGTTCGCCCGAGAAGTCTGGGTCGAGCGTTGCTTCCCCTTGTCCGCACGCGGGGCAAGGGATCGTGCGTGGCATGAATTCTTCAAGTATTTTCATGGCGACGACGTGGATACGCCATCCGCCCTTGGATAGTAATCTGGTCTTCATCAATATACTATGCGAAGTTGAAATATTTAGATTTTGTGGTGTTCTCTTATAGCTGGTTTTAAATTCCACAAAGTTTTTGTATTCTGGGCTGGTATTATTAGTCATGATGAAACAGATCTATATAGAATCGTCGTTCGACATTAGCAATGTCGTTATAGATAGGATATACCAAGCGCTCGATGCTGTTGAGGAATTTGACAGGGTAATTATAGAGTACGAACGCACTGCGAAGACCGCTACGGTCAAGGACAAGACGACTGAGAAAGTCATCGCAGTTCTGCGCTACGACGATTTCGTCATGATGCCCGTCGTTCCTTGGGTTCGCGTCTTTTCTGGGAACCCCGAGCTCGACGAGTTCGCCGTCCTCGAAGGGATGCTTGCGACCATCGACGAGGCTCAAGAGATGCTTGCCGAGGTCATCGACGACCTTCGCGAACAAGGCGTTCGTCATCATTCTTAGCATGATTTATGCTTCATATTTTTGCACATTTTTTTCATATTTTTTACGCATCTTCTAACCAAATTCCCACAAAACTTATATATTACCGTTGCGTATATTATATTAGCGGGTTACCCCCTTATGGGGGAAGGAGACTCGCTCGGCGACGGTGATACTATGAGAATGAAGTTAGCCTATAACTCTAAGTTGAAGGGCTACTCCTTCGTGGCTGGGAACGGCTTCGAGGGGGTAGCCCTCGTATTACGCGACGACTACGACGCCCTTGACGAGCTCACGCTTTTCGTGGACTCGAACAAGGGCTCGGTACGGCTCGAGATCGCCCTTGTAGAAGTCGAGCGCTACAAGGGCAGACCATGGCCTGGCACGGAATACAGCGTTACCGTGCACGACATCGTTGTCAAGGCGTACAGTCCAGACGACGAGCTCCTCTTCGAGGGGAGTGCACGGGTTAGCATTCGAGGGACGCTCGTATGGGACGTCGGCTACGCCCCTTACAAGCGCCCACCGAAGACACTCACAATCCGAAGAGCGCTCGAGATAGTTTATAACAACCTTTGACAAACCCCGCCTTTCTTCGCCTTCTTCTTTCCTTGATTCGATCGATCGCCGTTTTTTAATGATTATATTTTTCCGCACGCAGAATTCCCTGCAAGTTTTGTTAATTAATTCCTTTATTAATTAGCAACTTTTCAAATTGGCGTAAATAGTACCCCAATCAGTCGCTTGTCTAAAAGAATAGACGTTTGATTGACGTAAACACCCGCCACCCCCAGCGGGCGGACAGGCGAGATTCGTTTTCTTGCTCCTCGCAACACTTTTAGAGTGCAATTATCTACCAATTTCCCACAAAGTTTATATATTACCACTTCCTATATTATATTGGTGGTGCACCCCCATGCGGGGAAGGAACACCACCCGACGACGGAGAGATGGACTATGGCAGACGAAACGTTCGACGCTAAGCGTGTCCGTCCATTATCGGGCGACGCCCCGATAGACGAGCACGCTTTGAACGAAATAGACGGGCTCTTCCAGGACTTCATTGCGTCTGCGCTATCGCAACGCATGAATCCAGAAGAGTTCGAAGCCGAGATGAACGAGACCATTGTGAGAGCCTTCGAGCTCGCACAAGCGGTCTATGAGACGAAGGGCATGACCGCCCGAGACCTCGCCTACCACATCGTCTATACCTTCCTTCGGATCGCCTTCCGATCGAAGGTGGACGACTTCTTAGACGCCCGCCATACCTTGAATCTATTGGGCTTCCTCTCAAATGAGAGAGGCCTAATAGATTTGGAGCTTACGGCGCTCCTCGAAGCATACGGTAGAAAACTGGACTTATAAGCCCTTCAACTTTGCCTTCCTAACTTTGCGGAGCTTTGCTTCGCCCCTTCTTTTCTTTCTTTGCTACCGCTTCCGTCGCGCTATTTTTTGTCATTTTTTTGTAATAAACCGCCTGCCAAGTTTCTCTTATTTTTTATCAGAAAAATACAAACATATTGATTACCTTTACCACAACCTTTTTATATTTCTCCTTCCTATATTATATTGGTGGGTTACCCCCGCAAGGGGGAAGGAGACCCGCCCGACGACAGGGATGTACCATGAGCGAGAACGACAACTTCTCAAAAGACGACAATTCTTCAAAGCTTTACGAAGCGAAGGCGCTGTCAGAGTTCGACGATGAGCTCTTAGCGGTCTTATTTAGCGAATTCTTCGACAACCTCGAGCTCTGAGCGCCTACCGCTTCCTCTCCGCCTTTGCCTTTCGGAGCTCTGCTCCGCCCTTTTTTCCTTTCTTTGCCTACTTCGCCTATGAAGACATGACCGCACGAAATCGGAAACGACGGAACGCGCGAACGTGCTTCTGAAAACCGCTCATGGGTCTCTGGCGCGCTTCTGTTTTTCTAAAGTATCTTGATAGTTTTTCGATCTTCATATTTGTATGTTTTCCGCCCGATTCTTAAACGATTTTCGCCTCGTTATAACAAGTTCACCTAAAGAAAGAAAAGTATCGTTATAACGGCGAGCAAGGCTATTATACAGCGATTCTCGATAAATCGTCGATTGCTTGATGATTCTCACAATACCACGCCTGCTCGCACAAGCAAAAATGATCGAGCCAATCTCGGGCGAAAAGCACCACGGTAGGTGCTATATTTGCATGGAGACCGTCGACGAGCTCGTGGACATCAAGAGAGTAGTCTCGGGCAATTTCACGGGATTCCAGCACTTGAAAGCGGGCCACGGGCTCTGCGTTTTTTGTGCGGGGGCGCTCAAAGAAGCGACAGTCCGAAAAACGAACTGGGTTGTTTCCCCCGCAAGGTTCAAGGCGTTCAAGTTCAACGAGTTTCGGGACGTCCTCACCGAAGCGCTCGCTCGAAACGAGCCCTTCGCAATCTTCGTAACGAAGAGCTTCAAGAAGCACGGATGGATCGTGAACCCGTTCGCCATCAACACGCCGTCGAACGAGGGGTCAATCAACAGATTCGTCGTGATCTTCGAAGAAGACGTCGCACGGTTCACGCCACGAAGCTACGAGAAAATCACGGGACTCGTCGACGCGCTCATGCCATTTTTCGGGAAGAAGCGCCTCGAAACGCTCGAGACCAACAGCTCGATCATCGAGACGCTCGTCGAGGTCGGGGCGATACAGCACTACTACGAGGCGAAGAAGTTCGCGGGGAACCCCGCCTGGGAGCTCGTCGTCAAGTGCACGGATACGCCGAAGAAGCTCACGACCATGAAGACGCTCCGCAAAGATACTAAGAAGCCCGAGAAGCAATCGAAAAAACGAAAGAAAGAAGAAGAAGGCGAAGTCTATGGCGCAGAAATCTACTTTTAGCCTCGAAGAAATATTGCCAGGCCAAGACCTCTCGTGGGTCTCGCCAAGAAAAAAGCGAGTGTACGAGCTCATCTCCGCCCTTCTCGGAAGGGTCTACTACCAAGTGAACTGGCACCAGATGAGCACGTCCAAGATCGCCACGGACATTTTCGAGCACAGAATCAAGAACTCTTCCCGCAAGCCGACCGTTGCAAAGTTCGTGAACAAGCTCTGCAACCAGCTGAGCATCCAAGCGCTCCATGATGAGCCAGAGCTCATCCTCGAGGCGGAGAAATACGCCGACGAGTTCCTCGACACCGTCCGCACGGAGTCCCAGCTCTGCGTGATGCTCGCTCGAAGATACTCGCAGTTGCTACGCGAGAAGCGGAAGGAAAAGCAACGAAAAGCAAAGGATGATGAAGAATGACGGAAGAAACGGAAGAAACAATGCACGGCGAAGAATCACGGGACGATCTTGTATTCCTCGCCCAAATCGTGGCGAGCGAGATCACGAACCGCTTGCGGGAAGTTGTCTCCTCGCTCGTCGGCGAGCTCGAGAAATACGAGCTTTTCCAAGAGATCGTTGCCACAGAAAAGACCCACGAAGGGCTTTTCTCGGTAGGCTACTCGCCGAGAAAGGTCAAGTGGACGCTCAAGAAAAAGTTCGAGTTTCGCCATCACTCGGACAGAAGATGCACCGAGCGATGCAACGTGAGCTACAAAGCCTTCGGTTGCTATTGCTCGTGCCATGAAAAGTAAGAACAAAAGGAGTTGAGAAAAAAAGAATGAAGACAATTAAAATCAGCGGAATATTGACAGCTCTTTCCCCCGTCCACCACGGCGGGAACGAAAAAACGGGATCCACGATCGGGTTCCGAAGAATCGAAATGATCACGAACAAGGGGATCCAAGAAGTGCCCTACATCAGCGGAAATGCAATCAGAGGGCGCCTGCGACGCCTCGTCATGAAGGACTTCCTCGACCTCGTGGGCTACAGAGAGGGCCAAAGACACCGATTCGAGACCGCCAGACTCTACCACTTTTTCTACTCGGGCGGGAACCTCGAGAAAGTGTCCTCGAAGGACAGCGGGACGCTCAACCTCGAAGCGAGGAAGACCATCCGATACCTCTTGCCCCCCATTAGTGTTTTCGGCTCGTCCTTCCTCAACCAAGCGTTCACGGGAAAGCTCAAGGTCATGAACGCTTTCCCGATCTGCAAGGAGCTCGAAGGGATCACGTTCGACCCTTCAACGGTTAGGGGCGCCGAATTCAGTTTCCACGAGCTCATGAGCGACACTTACCAGACCCGCAAAGACGAGCTCAGAGCCGAGCGGGACGAAGGCGAACAAGCACAACAAATGCTCGTCGAATACGAGGTCTTGATCCCTGGCACGAGGCTGACGCACGCTTTCGTCCTCGAAGACCCCACGCCCGTCGAAGAAGCGTTCTTCCGAAGAGCGTTCCGAATCTGGGAGAACAATTGCTACGTCGGCGGGAAGTCAAGCATCGGGCTCGGCGCGTTGCGTCCAGACTACGACAAGACTGCCTTGAGCGCACTCGGAAAAGAAGAAACGTATCTAAGATTCGTCGAAGAAAATCAAGACGACATCTTGGCGCTCTTGCAGGCGATTGATGCCCAGAAAATCGATTTCTCATCGTTCAAGAAGAAGGGATGACGCTATGTTCCTACGGCAATACTTGCTCGCGGACACGCCGACGGAGTACTACGCCACGCTCAAAGGCGAAGAGTGGGCGCACGTCCTCGTGCGGTTCCACTTGAAAGCGCCCGTCATGATCACGCACCCGTGGATCAACTTCGACGGGCTCGTGGCGCACATGTTGCTCCGCCTCACCCTCGGGCAAGACTACTACATGCTCCCCTCGAACGACCCCCTCGGAAAGCGCGTCCGAGCGTTGCCCATGCCAATCCGCCAAACGTACTTCTATCACTCCTCTGTCATCCTATTCAAGGACGCCGACGGGAAGCTCATCAACGTCGAGGAGCGGGCGAACATCGAGTATGTTTACAAACGCTTCCACGAGCCAGACGCCCACAAGATCGGCGGGAAGAAGAGCAAGATCAGCCTCGGCTCTGGGACGTTCAAGAACTACTCGATCAGAATCCCCTACATTTCCGCCCGATACGCCGACGTCTTCGTCGAGGCGAAGCCCTACTCCTTGCTATCGCTCATAGCACACGTTACGGGGCTCGGGAAAAAGACCGCCTACGGCTTCGGCGAAGTCAGCCATGTCGAGATCAAGCCAAACCCCGACAAGGCGAGCTTCTGGAACCCGAAAACAAAAGAAGCGCTACGACCCATCCCGACGCGCTACTGCGACGAATACGACGACTTCGCCTACCTCGCCTGGAAACCGCCGTACTGGGACAGACGAAACATCGACGCGTGCGTCCCCGTCGGCGCAAAGTGCGAGCTCTCCGCCCAAGTAAAGCAAAAAATAGGTCTTGCGCAATGAAACCGTCCAAATTCATGCCGAAACCCGTCATCGCTGGCTTTCTCCTACACACGAACACGTCGGAGTATCGGCGCAAGGTAGCCACGTCCCGCTCGTTCATTCGCCGAGTCTTGGCGAGCTATCAAAACCCCTATGTCGCCGTCTCTGGCGGGAAGGACTCCATGGCGATGCTCCATCTCGTCGTCCAGTACAAGAGGGACGTCTGGGTTCGCCACTGGGACTACGGCGAATGGTTGATCCCCCGTTGGATCGAGAAAGAGATCTTGCAAGGAATTGACCAGATTGCCCCTTTTTCTCGCCATAGTTACGAGAAAAGGCCTGGGGGCGATAAACCGTCCGCAAGAGAATCACACATCGCTAAATCGCCGTTTTTCCCCCGTTTGTCGGAAGCCGTGAAACGCCACGGCTGGGACGTCTGTTTCCTCGGTCTACGATCCCAAGAGTCCCAGAAGCGCCGAGCGCGGATCGCCGAGGCGAAGCGACGCACGGGAACGTGGATAGAACCGAAAAAGAGCGGGTTCACGGACACGGCGTTCCCGATCGCCGAGTGGACGGCGAAAGACGTCTGGGCCTACATTGTCGAGCACGATGTCCCCGTGCCGTCCGTCTATGAAAAGCTCGCCAGAATCAACGGTGGATGGGAGAACGCCCGTCTCTCGACGTTTTTCGACAGCGAGTTCAACCACTTCGGGAGCAAGGAAACGAGCGGGCTGTTTTTATGGCGAGACCGAGTGGTCGGCAAACCCAAAAAGCGCTATTCATAAGAGTAATAGTAGAAGACCCCGCCAGCTCGGCGTTTGTTGTATTTTTCTCTGACTTCTTTCAACGAGCTGATCTCTCCTTCGTCGTAGAACAGCACTTTCTTCATGCGGGGGATGAGCACCTCGAAAGCGTGGTCGTTGATTTCTACGCCGACCCATTTTCGCCCGAGCTTGTGCGCCACGGCAAGGGTCGTCCCGCTACCAGCGAAAAAGTCGAGCACAACGTCCTCTTCCTTCGAAGTTGCCATGATCACGCGTCGTAGCAGTTCCTCGCTGTTCTCCGTCGTGAACCCGAAGCGGTTCTTGTAGCCGAAAATGTCCGTCCAATCGTCGGTAAGCACCTTGTAGCCACGCTTGCGGATCAACGGGCGCCCCGAGCGAGAAAAGCGAATATTGCCCTTCTCGATCTCTTCGTTGATTTTTGCTTGGGAAGGGAATCTGCGCCCTGGCGGGGGCATGATAGGTTTTCCGAAGAACAGCCTCGCACGAGTAACTGTCTGTTCATAAGAGTCTTTCTCAAGCATCCACGGCTCGAATAATGACTCGAGCCCCGAGGGGACGACCTCGTAAGAATCGCCTGGCATGTCCATTCCCCGCCAGCCATTGCGTGCCTCTTCATCGACGACAAGCTCTTTGAAAAAAGCTCTGTCCGCTCTTTTCGCATAGAAGAACACAACGTCGTGCCACGACAAGAAGCGAGACGTCGGGCTCTTGATGCGGTTCGAGCGCTTGACGACGATTTCGTTGCGGAAATTCTTCTTGCCGAAAATCTCGTCGAGAAGAAGGTGGACGTAGTGAGAGCCCTCATAGTCGCATCGAACGAAGATCGAGCCCGTCTCGTGCAAGAGCTCCCTTGCGAGCCGAAGCCTTGAGCGGAGCATGGCAATCCAGACGTCGTCGCCGATCTTGACGCTATACTTGTAGTTCGCCTCGTTCGGCTTGTTGAACGGCGGATCGATGAAAATGGTCTGGACGAAGCTCTTGTTAATGGTAGCGTCATCCGCAAGCACGCGCAAGGCCACGTAGCTATCGCCGACGAGGACAGCACCGTCTTTATCATGCTCGAAGAGGTCGAGCATGCGTTGTTTGTTCTCGCGGGAGAAAAACCTTGAGTCGAAGGGCAAGAACAACGTTCGGAAAGACGCCGTCGGTTCTTGAAGGGCGTGCTCGCGGACGGCTTCTCGAGGATCGATGACTGACTCATCGAGCATTCCGAGGCTCTCCCATTCCCGCACTTGCAAGTCGAAGCCAGGGTCTTCGACGAGCTCGAGCAAGAGTTCTCGTCCTTTAATCGACGCTACGAACCGATCAACGGTCGCCACGACGTTTGGCACGTCGTTCTCATACGCCGTTTGCGTAACGCGTGCGAGCAAACGCTTGAACACTTTTTCGAGCGTGAAACCGACCGCCGTTGCGAACGTGAGTTCGTGCGTGGAAAACGCCCGAACGTCGAAATCGCTTTCTTTCGCCTTGAATTCGAGGTCTGGACGGGAAATACTCCCCACGAGCTCGGCGCCTGTTGCCAAGTGCGTTATTTCGCCGACGAACAGTGTAGATAGAAAGACTCGCTCGAAATTCGTGGGGACGAGAATGTCTGCGATCCTCCCGTCTATTTTTTTGTTCAAGTGCGTAAAGTTGTAATATTTCGAGAGCAACAATGGGCGGTACACTTCGAGAATGTCGACTATTTGGTTTGTTGCGATTCTGTCAAGGGCTTCGACGATTCGGTCGCCGAATGCTTTCTTCGTTTTTTCGTATTTTTGGTGCCGTCCGTAGTAGTCCGCGAAACCGAGTAGTTCTGCGTGGGCGTTCTCCTTTTCGGCGCTCTTCTTGAATTCTTCCTTGATGTGGCGCTCAAGCGCCTTTCTTTCGTCCTCGCCGATCTTTCCCATGATGAGGACTGTTTTCGGCGCAAGATCGAGAATTTTCGCTACTACTTTCTCTGGGTCGAATGATTCGTCTTGTTCGTTCATGGGTATCTTTTCGCCGCCGATAATAAAAGATTGAAGAACCGTTATAACGACGGGCGGACAACATCTTATTACCACAACCTTTAAATAATACAATGTGTAATAATGTAATTGATGATCATACCACGAGACGAAAAACAGACTCTGGCGTACAAGCGCCACCGCGAGCCCGTGAAAACGATAAAAGTAAAAAACAGGCAGTATAGGGTCTTCTACTCAACAATACCGCGTTCGTTCTACCTCTCAGCTCAGTACCTCAAGATCCGCTGGGCAGAGGTCTGCAACGAGACGATCCACTCTATCCCTTCTATCTTCGTTTTCTCCGCAAGTTGGTACGCGAAGAAGAAGGGAGTCAGCCACGTAACCGCCAAGAAGATGCTACGCAACAACCCACGCTACTACCAACTTTCTCCCAGAGTTTTTACAATCAATTACTCTGGGCGGAAGAAAATGATCATCGAAGCCATCAAGGAGCATGCAACAGCCAGCATGTCCCCTGGCTTCTTTGTGAGCCTTCTCGAAAGGGTTCGGTCGTTCGACGGAGTCCCCACGAGAAGGAACATCGCGTTGCACCTCGGGATGAGCACGCGAGTAACCGAGCGGTTCTTGCGCGTGTTCTTCCGAAACGTGCACGTGCCCATGACGAACAACCTCTACCTCTATTATTTCAAGTTTTAGAGATAGAGCGGAAAGGTGAGTCGAAAATGAGTAAACGACTAGCGTTCCTATGCAAGCACCCCATTGAGGACGGCAAGATCGTCCTCAGCGACGCCACTCTGTACTACATTTATGGTACAGAGGAAGAGATCGGCGAGGCTATTGCAAGCCTCAACGATGACGCCAACGAGGCGTACGAAATCTCGAGAGAAACACTCGAGTATTACGCTTCTGTCGACGAGAAACTCCGCCGTTTCATCAAACAAGCGGACGAACTCGTCAAGGAAAAAGAAAAAGGTGGTAAAGAATGAACATAGATGAAGTAAGAAATCGAACCAAACAAACAAAGAGAACCAAACGAAGGGTCGATTGCGTCTTATCGCTCGACCCGTCGCTCGAGCTCGTCAAAGCGAGCGGGAACAAGTACTATGTAAAACAAGGCTATGCCGTCAGAGCTGGGCCAGTCTTCAAATTTGAGGACGAAAGCATAGTCGAAGCACTGATGCGCGGGGAAGCCGTGCCCGTAACGATCTACGTGAACCAACAAGTCCGCCTAAGCTACACCAAGAAAGCGCAAGTACTCAGCACCGTCTGTTCGAGCACGAGAATGAGCGAGAACCAAGTCCTCGCCTACAAGCCAGAGCCTGCCGACGACGACGTTGTTACCGTCATCTCCGTCCGAGAGCCAAGATTCGCCGACGAAAATGACGCTCCGCACTACGTTATCAAGCCGTACCGCTCGAAGTTCACATCGCACAAGACCGTCATCAATGCCCCGCAAAACCCCGATGCTGTCAAGGTAGGCTACAACGCCACCCCGAGCGGGGGGCACGTTGTGGACTACTACCTTGAGCCACTCGATTGATCGCACCCTCGCCGACGAGCTCCCTTCCCCGCCTTTCCTTTTTATCGCTCGGTCTCTTCGTTATAACGGGACGTTGCGTTTTTATTTCTCCCCTCGGAAGAACAAAACGCATGATAGAACAAGAACTCTCCCTGGAAGGGTTGCGGTTCTCGCTACCCTACAACACAACCGAGGCGTTCTTGAGGATCGGAGACCCCGTGTTGCTCCTAAAGCTCACGAAGAACGGTATCCTCGCGACGAACGCAAACCTTGTGGATCTCTTGCTCTTGGGTTTCGCCCCGCAAGAAGTCGCCGAGACCCTCGAGTTCCCGATAGAGCTCGACGCCCCCGAAGATCCCAGCTCCCTCGAAGGGGACTGCATAGACATCGCCTTCAAGACCAGCGACGCCTACGATTTCTTCAAGAAAGCGATGCGGGACGCAGAGATCATTGAGTTCGCAGTGGAAAAAGAAGGATTCTTGAAGATCTCGGACGCGGAACGCCCCGACCGCTACATCATTGTTGCGTTGCGCTCCGTCGAAGACCTACGCCCGAGCAAGTTCTCGCAAACTCGTATAGAACCATTTCTTCTCCCAAGGTCTATTTACGAGAGATTCCCATGGTTCGTCTTTGAGGTTGTGTCCGCCGACTTCAGTCCCTGGCTCCCAAACAAGAACGCGAACCTAATCTTGGGTGTTGATTTCAAGGGGCAGATCTCTCTCGGCGCGGATTACAACATCACGCAAGAGAGCATCCTCAGAAACGACGTAGTCGCCCACACCGTTACTACAGGCGAGCTCAAGCAACTCGGTGAAAGCGCTGGTTTCCCCCCAATAGCATATTCCGAATTCATACGGGCACCATACGTAGAAGGTGCGTTGAAGACCATTGTCGCGCCAGAATTCAATTTTATAGGTGTTGTGTACGAAGAAAAAGAAACTATTAACAATATCCGTTTCTGGGCCAACAGCGAGATCGTGAACGGCGCTACGTTGCCCCCGACACAGATCACAGCCATGTTGCCTCCTTCTAATCCTTCTTCTTTGGCAGAGTAGCAACGCCCTCGCCGTTAGAACGGCGGGCAATCTTTTTTATTATATCCTCGCTTTTTTCAAGTATGACAAAAAGGAAACTTCAATCGCTCGACGAAATTGAGAAAGAAGTAAGGAAACTAATAGACGAGAAGTTTGCGGACGAGATCGAAGGGATACGAACCGTCAGTCAGTTGTACTACTTGCAAGAAGCAGAGCATGTCTTCAACCACAAAAAATTCGTCATAGACTGGCTCTTGATGTTCTTCATGTTCCAGAGCGAGGTTCGGGTGCGCCCAAGCTCGTTCGAGGTTCTTGCGCTACCGCGCATTCACGACATCCCAGACATCAACGTCGTCAAAGACATGTTCATAACGTTGTACCAACGATACAAGCGGGTCGTTGATTTTGCGTTGCTCGAAGTGTTCCGATTCATGTATAGCGACGCTTTTGCGAGGGCGAAGATCGAGAACCCAGCAATACTGGTTCACAGGCTCGAAGGAAGCAATTTCGTGGAATTCGTCGTTTACGACGCAATCTAAGCTATTTCCGCCCTTCCGTTCTAACGAGCGATTATTTTTTTATTGATCGCCACGAAACGTAGCCCAATGAAGTGTTTCACGCCATACGAACATGAAGAATGGAAACGAAGACTCGGGCTAAAACCGACGGACTTCTTGAAAAAAACGTTCGAACCGTATCATGAGAAAATCGAGATAAGCGACGACGGGCGATCAATCAACGTTGAGTTCTTCCCCTTCAAGTGGCTAAGAGTAGCGATCGAGTTTCGCGGGGCGATCGAACGGCTACCGTCGCTCGTAAAAATCGCCCTAATCCCGCTCCCCCGAATCTTCGCGATGACGATGTTCGAGCATTTCTTCCACGACCCGCGATTTTGTGCCGTAAGATCGGCCAGCCTGGCGCTCCCGATAGAGTTTTCTTTGGAGAAAAAACCATACTACGGTCAACATTTCAACGATCCCGCCGAATCAATGATCAAAATCTACGTAAACTCGTTCAAAAGTGGTAGGATCGCTACAACAAAAGCGTACGAGATCGTCGACACGATCCTTCATGAAGTTGCTCACGCGCTACACGTATATATCACCCCGAAGAAGGACGCTCATGGACGGGACTTCAAGATCATATATCACAGTCTTGCCCGCAATTGGGAGCATTTTCTCAGCGAGAGGCTCGCCGAATTCATTGCGCTCTCGAAGAAGCAACGCGTCGAGGTGATGAGATGATCTTGCGGGAACACCTCAAGAACGCCCTCAAGGCGCTTTTTCCAACTTCGAAAACACAACGGCGGGAAGTCGGCTTCCCTGCAAGGTTACCATACCCCGTTTCTTCGCAGAAGCAGATCCTTGAGCTCGTGGCGAAAAGCCCGCACAAGAGCCCGAAGTTCGTTTCTGTGTATTCCTACCCCGAGATCGTCGTGGACAAACTTTTTTTCGACCTCGACGGTGCGAGCGCGTATCGGGACATGAAAATGCTCGACGCGGAGTTGCACGAGCAAGGAGTCGAACACTTTGTCGTTTTCTCGGGGAAGAAAGGATTCCACGTCTATGTCTCTCTCGAACCCGTGCTCGTGAACCCCCAGAACATGTCGAGCGTGGTCTCGAGCGTGTTGCAAGCGCAGAACGGGATCGTGGCGAAGCTCGAGCTCGAAAGCGCCGACCCGCACGTGCACGGGGACTTACGACGCTTGACGCGCATCCCAGGGACGTACCGCTACGACACGAACAGTTTTTGTTACGTGGCGACGAATACACAAATCGAAGAATCTGTTTCTTTCATTGATTTTCTCACGACGAACGTCGAGGACATCGACGATTTCGTCGCGCCGTGTGGGGCGGGGAGCAAAGTCTCGCTGGGAAAGCTCGTGAACGAGTACGAGGGGTACGCTTTCGAAATCGAGGAAACCCGCTCTGTCGAGATTTCGAACGTCGCTTTAGAGCAGAAACAAGTAGCAATGCTCGATTTCGAGGAGAAAACGTCTCGAGAAGCTGTTCTTCGTTTCTTTGGGCGAGTAATGCCGAAAACGCTCGTGAAACGGATCTCCGCGTTGAACCCCGACCACCAGGCGAGGGTGAGCGCAACGGCTTTCCTTCTCGAAGCGGGGCTGACGGAGCACGAGATCGTCGAGCTTTTCTCGTACCTTCGCTGGCTTGACTTCAAGCAAGAAATTACGGCGTACCACGTTCGTAAGACCCGCGAGTGGCTCGAGAAGAAGCATGCGTTGAAAAGAATGCGAAAAACGGGCTAAAAACGGAGAAAAGAAGAAGGAGAAGTATGGCTATTACTGTTCGAAGACGAGTTGGAATTCGTCTTGGATTGAGACGAGCCTGCTGTAGATGCGTGCGTCCTCTAAGAACTTCTGAATTAGTTTGAGGGCGATTAAGTTCTTGGAGTCATAGAGCTCGTTAAATTTCGGAACGCGGATGACGAGCTGTCCGCGTTCGTTCTTCGTGAAAACGGCGTCTTCGTAGTACGCCGTCTCGAAGCCGAAGTCCTTGAGCTCGTCGATGATTATTTCTTCGACGGGGCTCATGTTGAATTCGTCAATCTTTCCGTAATCGATCTTTGCTCGCTTATACATGTTTCCTCAATATAATATAGGAAACAGTATTATATAAAGGTTGTGATAAAGACATACCCCACTTAACCGCGAAGAGACCCCCAGCTCATCCATTGTTTTAATAAACAAAAATAGTTATATATCGCATATATATACATATATATGATGAGTTATGACGTTTTTCAACTCAGAGCTACGCCCCCTTGCGGGGCGACAGGCGAGCTTGTAGAGCTCAAGACGACGTTTCTCGGCAAAACGAGGCAAGTATACCGCTTCCATGACTACGTGCCGACACCGCCGAAACTCCGTCGAAGCTACATTTACGTCCCAGCGTTGCTTGAGTGCGCTCACTGCGGGCAAGCGCACCCCGCACGGGTGTACATTCACAGACAACGAATCGCCAACATCGAATGGCGAAAAGAGTCATTCGACCAAATGCTTGCAAAGTTCTTGGAAGAGCCTTTTGCCGAATATTTAATGCATTATTTCCGCTTCTGGTATCAACCCAAGAAAGAGGTGAATGCATGATGGAGAATCCGAAGGGATGGCTAAAGCGAGGCATGATGCGACTCGGAGACTCTAAATTGTCTGGAAGGAAATTCCACATCCCCAATAAAATATACCTCGAGGCGCTTGAGGACGTCCTCGAAACTATCGAGGACGAAGCCGATCAAGACGACTTCATCGAGCAATACACTCTCCCAGTCTATGCAAAAACTATCAAGTTCGACGCTTGGCGCCGAGAACTCGAAGTCTATGACAAAGACGGCAACATAGTCATGGTCGTCGAAGGAGAGGGCAATTTCTTGCAAACGTGGGGGGTCGATCTCGTCTCTGCGATCCTCAACAAGCTCGAGGACTCGCCGAGGTACTACGAGGACTTCAGGCGCCACGCCTACGAAAAAGTGGAAAAGATCATCAAGGAGATAGGGTTCGACGTTTTCCCGAACATTGCGAACACAGTATTGGAGCGCATGATAGCGGACTATGTGGAATTCTCTGGCGACAAGAACTACCGAGACATGACGTTGCTCATCCTTAGCAAGCGATACTCACTCCCTATCGTGAGAGCGATCGCCTACACGGACGTGTTCGACCTCGACATTGCGTTCTACGCGATCTATGAGACGGAGCGAGCGGTGCGGATCTGGCTTTCCTCAATCATTCGGGACGGCGTTGATGAGAAGATCCGCAAGTACTTCAAGGAACGGGGGCACAAGATGCTCCCCGACATCGAGATCAAGGAAGCCGAGGTCAAGAAATTCTCGAGCGGGGCGCACGTCGTCGTTCCAAAAACATGGCGGAACAATAGGGTTTTGCTCGTGCGCGTCGCCTACGATCCGCACAAGACCGAGGACAACCTCATGCGAATCGTCAAAAACGCGAAGAAGTAGTGTGCTCTTTTTAGCAGGCGTTATAACGCCTCGCTTGTTTTTTATTTTTAGTTGTTTCTTTTCTTATCCATGGGGAGACCATTTTTATCAGAGGAAGAAGCGATTTCACGAAGATCGAGGCTACGCATTGAGAAAAACCCAAAAACGAAACTCATTCGTGGGCACGCCTTGGAAGAATTAAGAAAACTAAAAAAAGACGGTAAGAACGTGCACCTCGTCGTAACATCGCCACCGTACTATGGACTGCGCTCCTACGGAACAGAGCCAGTGTTCTACGACGGAACGAAAACTGATTCGAACAATTGTAACCATGTTCGTGAAACAACCCAAGTATTACTATGCGACGTTCTACGAAGAGCTGAGTTCGAAGTATTACTACAAGGGCAAAGCCTTGGTTGCGAAGCCTAAGCGCCTCGGACGGAGCACTTGGGTCATCCCCACGGCTTCTTACAAGGGAGCGCACGTGGCTGTTTTCCCCGAGAAACTCGTCGAGAAAATCATGGCGACCTCGCTACCGCCGTTCGTGTGCTCGCACTGCCAGGCGCCCTTCGTCCCCGTTTACGAATACAAGCGGATCGTGGGAGACGACGGAGACGTCGAAAAATACGGCGGTGTTGCTTTGAAGGAGTACGAGAAGCACTTGGCGCAAGACCCTTCGGTAACGAAGAGGAACATTCTTGAAAGTCTCAAGAAACAACGAGTCCTCGCCCGCTACGAGCCGTCATGTGGTTGCGGGAGCGAGTTTGCGGTAGAAGCCACAGTGCTCGACCCGTTCATGGGTAGCGGTACCGTCGGCGCCTGTGCCGTGAGACGAGGCGCATTGTTCATCGGGATCGACGTCAAGCAAGAATACGTCGACATGGCGAGGGAGCGGATCGAAAAGGAGCTCGGCGAATGGTAGCTTCTCCCGCCTTGTTCCAACATCACACAATTCTTATATATTTTTTATACGTATTTTTCAATAATGACAGACAAGATCGAAGAAATGTTGCAGTACGAGATGCTCGCCCGCCTCGTCGAGAAGAAAGCCTTCCCCAAGCGCAAGGTCTCGGTGTTCGACGAGCGGGACGGCAACATGTACTACCACGAGGGGCGCAGATACTACGCCGAGGACTATCTCGATGCTTTCATCTTTGGCATCAACGTTCGGCAACACCCCGAGAAGGACTTGTTCTTGCTCAACTACCGCCAGACCATGAAACTCAACACGAATCTTGGGCTGACGAGGCTCGTGCGCCGAGAACCCCTGTTCCAAGTCATGCGCGGGCTCGTCGTGGACGCCAAGGGCAACTATGTAGCCCTCGCCTTCCCTCGGTTCTTCAATTACAACGAGGAAGAAGGGCGCCACGTCGACTTCGATTGGGAGCGGGCGTGGCTCGAGACGAAGTTCGATGGTACATTACTCAACGTTTTCTACTACTGTGGTGATTGGGTTTTCGCCACGCGGAACAAGATCCCCGCCGACATCGATTTCGTCGACGGTTTCTTGACGGCGCTCGACGTCAGCCTTGACCAGCTCGACGATCTCTTGAGCAAGCGATTCACCTACGCTTTCGAGGTCATGTTCCCGCACTGGAGTCGCCACAGCCTCGTTACTCGCTACGACAAGCACCAAACGGCGTTGCTCACGATGCGCGTTGCGGGCCAGAACGAGTCTTACAGGGCGGAGATCACGAAGGCAAACACACTCGACGGCGTCGCTGGCATGATCGGCGCACTGAGACCGAGACGCATACCAGCCGACAACATCAACTACGCCCTCGAGTTGCTCGGAGACTTAGAGAAAGACGAAGAGGGGTTCGTTGCGAGGGACGCGAACGGAAACCGTTTAAAAATCAAGAAGGAAGAGTTCTTCTTGCTCTCGAGAGTGCGCCAGCAGAGCGGGTTCGAGATGTTCGAGGCGATTCTGCGAGACCTCGCCGAGGGGAGCAGAGATTTCTACGAGATCGTGCACACGAACTTCGGCGACGCCGTGAAACAACGATACGCCGAGGTTGAGACGCTTGTCGGCGTAATGTACGAGAAGGCGGTGCAAGCGTTCAAGGAAGGCGTTAATCGGAAGAACCAAGCCCCCGCCGATGAGCAACGGAAAGCGTTCGCTCTCGCCGTGGAAGGGTCGCCGTTTAGCAAGATCTTGTTCGATTTTCTCGGCGACGCGGAGAAGGAAGCCAACGCTGGGTTCTCGCTCCAAGACTTCGCTCGGAAGATGCTCGGTCTGCGCCAGAAACACAGAAAACGGGTGTTCGGCTTGTTCTCCGCCGAAAAACAGCTCGGCTACTTGTAGCACGGCTATCTTTTTTCCTCTCCCGCCATTTTATCATTACTATTATATAGTTTTTTCTTTATATAGTTGAACGATATAATGAGCGCTGACGATTTCGACGATTTTTTCGAAGACACCAGCCCGCCAGGGAAGCAACAGCCAGAGCCCGCCATCGACCTCCCAGTGCAGACGAACATCGCAACGCTGATCGAGCGCACGAACAATGTCCTCGACATCAATAGGGTCATCTTGCGAAGCCTTACCGAGATGCTCGCAAAGATCGAGATGACCGCGGATTACTCGAAACCGCAGAATCTCCGCATGGCGCTCGACTTGATCCGAGAGATCCGCCAGACCTCGCTGATCCTTATCCGCTACGGTCAAGAAGACCAAGACGCCGAGAACGTTCAAGAGAACGAGGCGATCATCACGGCGGAGAACGTCGTGGCGTTCCTCGCGGAGAGGCACGAGGAACTGCTCCCAGAGTTCGTGGCATGGTTGCACCAGCAAGAGACCAGCGCAAGAATCCGTGAAAGCAAAAAGGAGCGATTAGAATGAGCAACAAGAAAGAAAACAAAACGTATGGTTTTACACGATCCCGAGTGCCAGGGCAGAGTTACGATCATTACTACGCCAGCACCATGATCCCGATGGTTTCACATCGGAAGTTCTCGTGCGACGCGAAGGGTTGCACGGGCAACAAGATGATTACGGGCGTTGAGTTTTTCCACGACCCTAAGGCGAAGAAATCATGGGTCGAGATTTCCGTGTGGTGCACGAATCTCGCCTGCAAGCACCCCGACGGGCAGACACGAAAAGAACGCTACGATTTGCGCCGAAAATACGGCGACGGCGTCAAGACGGCGGAACCCTCGAAGACGGACGAAACGGACGTGGAAGAACCCGAGCCAGAAGAAAAGAAGGAAGAGAAGAAAGATAAGCCGAAGAAGGCGAAAGAAAAGCCGAAACGCAAGGCTCCGTCGAAAGCGCCGAAAGTCGTGAAAGAGCCACCCGCCCCGCACCAAGAACTCGTCGCAATTGCGAAGAAGGCGAGCAAGAAGCTACCGAGCGACTCGAAAAAATAATAACCCGCCCGAGAGAGATGATTCGAAATGAGCGAAGAAGAACCCGCCCAAGCCCAAGCCGAGAAAGCGCAGACGAAGCCCGTCCCGACGAACGGGAAGGACGACGTTAGCGACGTTTCGAAGTTCATTTTCAATCTCGGCACGATCTTTGGCGTGGAACCAATGTCGGAGTCCCTTGTGTCCGAGCAGTTCGCAAACGTCAGCCGAAAGCAAGCGATCGGGCGAATGGCGTCCCAGCTCGGCGTCTCGGCGAAGCAATTCGTCGACCATGCGAACTTGCGGGCGCTTGCGGGCTCGGTCTGGGTGCAACGGTGCACGAGCTTGATCATCAACGAGGTCTTGAGCTTTCCGTACGAGATCGTGCCGACGAACCCGCTCGACGATTCTGCGAAGACCGCCGATCTGATCGAAGAGATCACGCAGTTCTTCGAGACCGTGAACGCCAACGAAGAGAGCTTGAAAGAAGTCTTGCGCAAGGGGATCTATGACTTGCTCACACTCGACCAAGGTGTTATCGTCAAGAACTTCGACCCTCGGGCTTACAAGGCGCTCGAGACCGAGAGTGCGCAGACCACGATCCAATACGTCCCGCTCGACGCCCCCGCTGGACTGTTGAAAGAATTGTTCGCCGTGGACGGGGCAACGTTCGTCAAGCAAGTCGACGCGAACGGCGTCGTCATCGGTTATTGGCAACTGAATCCTTTCCGAGGCAAGATCGAGTTTTTCTCGAACAGGGAGATTGTCTGGATAGCCCGCCACGACACGACGTATTCGCTCTACGGCTGGTCTCCGCTCCAAAGCGTGAAACAAGTCGTCGAGTCGCTCGTGCGGATCGTCGAGAACGTTGAGAAGTTCCACGACAAGGGCGACATCCCGCAAGGAATCATTGCGATTTTCGGCTCGCTCGAACAATTCGAGACGTTCCGAGACATGTGGAAGTCGGAAGTCGAAGGACAACCGTACAAGCTCCCCGTAGTCGGTGCGGACAGCGAGGGAGACCTTAAATTTATCCCGCTCACGTTTTCCCGCAAGGAGATCATGCTCCTCGACGAGCTCGAGTTCTTCCAACGGATTGTCATGAGTGCTTTCCTCATCACGCCGTCCGAGCTCGGGCTCACGGACACCGTGAACAAAGCCGTGGGCTACGAGCAAAAGCACGTCATGCGCCGAGCGACGATCAAACCGTTGCTCAAGCACCTCGAGGAACTCATCAACAGGGAAATAATTCCCGAGTTCGACGACGAGAAGCGCGTGCAGTTTCGATGGATCATTGACGAGGAAGCCGAGGAAGAGCTCCGCAAGCAGTCCGTGATCTCGCAAAAACTTCGCTCGGGCTTGATCACCGTGAACGAGGTCAGAACTGAGCTCGGGCTCGACCCCGTCCCTTGGGGCAACGCCCCGTTCGACCTCAACATTTGGCTCCAAGAAGCGATCCAGCGAGACCCCGAGCTCTTCGGGCTCCCCGATTACGAGGTCGTAGAAACGCCTGGCCAAGAAGAACCGAGCGATGAAAACAATGATGAAGATTCGCAACAAGGCGACGAGCTCGACGAAGAAAACATTGAGGAGCAAGAGGACGACGAAGGCGAGGAAGCGAAGCCCGATGATCCGAACGCTCAAGACCAGCGCAAATTCGCAAAGAAGATCGAGGCATGGCTCAAAAAAGCCCTCGTCGAGAAAACAATCACTTCGGAGCGAAAACAGATCATGCGCGTGCTCCGCCAACGATTCCCGCGTTGGAGCTATCAGAAGCTCAACTACTACGCGGACTTGCTCGAGAAGCAAGGGATCGCCCCAGCCCTTTCGAGCGACGAATTATTGCCGTCGTCGTTCTATATCAGCGAGTGGCGACCGAAGGAACGGGTAGCCAAGAACAAGCACCGTAGCAAGCCGAAAACGGTCAAGAAAAAGCGCCGAAACGTCGCCAAGATCGAGAACAGATCGGAACTGTTACGCAGAGCACTAAGGGGCATAAAAACGCTCGTCTTGGCATTTTCCAGGGCGATTCGTCGAAAAATAGCGCAACTTCGCCAAGAGCTCGGCATTGACAAGAAGCTCGCCACGCGCTACGCAAGCATGGATGAGGAACAAGCATACATCCGCATTCGGGACGATCCAGACATTCGACAGTTCGTGCAACGGGTCGAGCAAGAGCTCCAAGACGTCCTTGACGAGTTCTTGGACAAGGCGCTCGTCCTCGGCGTCAGCCTCGTGATCGACGAGAACGGCAAACCCGTCATTCAAGAACTCCCAGACGTTTTCGACGTTGTCGACGAGGACGCCGTAAAGATCCTCGAGACGCGGAAACTGCTCGTTGCGGACTCCGTGTCGTTCGACATCGAGCAACAGTTGCGCTACGAGATCATAGAAGGCATCAAGGCTGGCGAAGGCATTCCCAAAATCGCCCGAAGAATTTCCCGCGTGGCGGACGTCCCCACGAAGCGTGCACAGACCATCGCCCGCACCGAGGTCTTGTTCGCTTCGAATCTCTCGAAACAACGAGCAATGGAACGGGCGGGCATCAAGGAATGGATCTTCCTCGCCTGGCGAGACGAGCGGGTGTGCCCGATCTGCGAGCCCTTGCACGGGACGGAGTACTCGATCAAGGACTTGGAGAACCGCCCGCCGATCCATCCGAATTGTCGTTGCACGATGATCGCGAAGATCGAGGGGCTCGAGAATCCGCAAAGCACGCCCACGGCGCCGATCCCCGCGGAGAGCGCTTTGCCGATCGTCGTCGAGGTCGCAGAGACCGCTCGCTCCTATGCTTCGCAAGGCGAGCTCGAGCGATCCAAGCGTCTTTTTAGCGCGCTTGCTTCGTTGCTCCGCTCCGTGCTCAGAATCCACGAGAGCGTGAGCGACGAGGCGATCCTTCGAGAGTTCGCCAAGTACTATGACGCCTGGGCCGAGAAAGCCAAAGAAAGCGCCAAAAAGAAGAAGCGTTGCGAGCGTCGGCGCAACGAGAGCGTTGATGACTGCGTTTCTCGCAAGATCCCTATAATTCTTGAAGAGAACCCGCGGATGAGCAGAGAACAGGCGGTTGCGATAGCATACTCGCTTTGTGATTGCGAGCCAGAAGAAAAAACAGAAGGCGGGAAGTAAGAGGGTTTAGATTCTTCGGATGAGCGCCATGCTCGCTGGGATCGGCGGGGGTGTTATTCCGCCCGCCACGTCGATTCTTCCTTGTTCGTGTAGCTTCTTAATAGCGTCGATGAGTTCCGAGACCCCGACATCGTAGCGTTCGTATATGTCGAAGACGAGCACCCACTCGTCGTAGTCCCCGATATAGTCGAGGACTCTCTGCTCGAGGGATACGTCGACGGTGTGTAGTCTGCGTCGCGATTTGACAATGCCATAGGTTTGTTTGAGTGTACGTTTGACCGCGTTTAACGCCTGGCGCGGTGTTTTGCCTTCGACTTCGACGACACCCTCGAACGTGCCGAGGACGAAATTCGCTTTATCTTTTCGAAAGACGGGGACATAGTCGACTACTTTCCCGTCTTTTTTCACAACAACTTCGATCTCTTCGCCCACGGGGATGAGGCGAAGAGCAAACTCTTCAAGAGTTGTTTGTCCAGTCATCAATATACTATAGGAATGAGAAATATATAAAGGTTGTGGTAACAAGAAATATTTTGTAAGTACAAGTGCGGAGCGCGCGAATATGAAAAAATGCATAACTTGTGTAGGATCCTGCCATGCTATTCGACTTCTTTGTTTTCGATACGTTCCGAACTGTTTTCTAAGTTCATATTTGTATCACGGGTCTTGAAACATGCGAGAAGAAATGGCGATAATTATTTCTGTTGCAATAGCTTGTATCACGCCATGAAACATATGCTCGAGTATTCAAGATATACTTTTCATAGGAAACTGAGGTAAATCATTAAGTTTTTTGAAAATCTTAATCGTGAAATTATACTTTTTGTCTTGGAAACTGATTTTTTCAACGAAAAAGTTCGGGTTTTTGCCCCGAAAAATCGAAAAAATCCTGAAGTATGTTCTGGATACTTGTAGTGCCATTTTTTTCGTAGTCATTCGGGCAGTGCAAGAATCCGAGAAAGAATTGCGAAAATATTGTTATCTGCACAAAGAAAACCGACGAGAAGTTACCTCATCGAGACGATGGCGGGGTTTAGGCTTGTTTCACAAAAAAAGTGGTGGAGCAGGCGGGATTTGAACCCGCGACTACACTGAGGCCCCCTCAATCTGCTGTGCGCAGAGTGGCGCGCGCAAGGGGGCTTTACTCGCGCGCTCTCCCAGGCTGAGCTACTGCCCCATTCTTCTCATACTCATATTCCAACCACCTTTATAAAAAACTATCGCTATTATACATCCAAAGAAGGATCAAAACATGTCTTTACCACAACCTTTATATATTATCACTTCCTATATTATATTGATGACAAAGAAAATGCCACCGCTCGAACAATTAAAACAAATCGCCCCATCAATTAAAAAACTAAAGAGATACGCCCGAGAGGCTCTTGTGCCTCTCTACTACAAGCACGCGCACGAATACCTTCTGCGCGTGATCAAGACCGCAATCGAGCTCGATCGCGACCTTTCCGATTTCGTGGCGAACCTCAACACTTTTCATAAAGTGGCAACATGCCACGAGATCGCCATCAATGAATACCTACATTTCTACCTCGCAACCCATCAAAACCCCCTGGGATGGGAAAGAGAATACACAAATCATCCCATCGCCAGGGCGAAGAACATTGGAAAGAGGTTGCGAGTTAGAATAATATGGGAGTTCATCATCCACGAACTCCGAGAGAATCCCTCACTCGAGGGTTATAAGCCTTTTGACGGACTTCTCAAGAATGGCTCTGCGCCGAACATTTACTGTCCAGTGTGCAAAGAACCATTGTATGACACCCGCCAAGAAATAATTGGGTACCACGACGACGGAACTCCCAATACAGTCTGGGAAGGAGTCTTCATCCCATGTGAGCACTACATGGGGTTTGCGGACTCCGACTACGACATCGAGACAGGCACCGAAGTCATCTCCATCCACGACAGCATCCCCATGGTCGACGTCTTAGAAGAGGCTGGTCTCATCAAGACCGTCGACGCAAGCGAAGACCCTTATGAGAGCAACACCCCATGGGGGCGCAGATACGTTTTCTACACCGACCCCGACTTCGACGCTTTCAAGAAATTCAAGAAACTAATCAAAGAAGAACTCATCAAGTTCTTCAACAAGGAATCCGACGACGATGAACTCGTCGCAGAATACGTCGCCCGTGTCGACGAGGCAATCGAGGAATACGGTATGTTCTATGCCTTTACTGACCTAACCGCCGATCTCTTCGTAATCGCCGAAGAGTTCGAAGACGCAACTTGGTAAAAAGAACAAAAAACTTCCCCGCCCGCACTTTTTCACGAATGAAGAAAGTTCCAGATCATCATCGCCCGTTTTGCTCCTATTCCACGCACTTTTTCCAATTGATCGACCGTCGCCGAGAACACCGCTTCGAGCGAGCCGTCGAAATGATGCAAGATCTCGCTCGCAATGTTGCGCCCGATGCCTGGGATGCTCGAGATGATCCGCACCCGCACCGCGTGCACGAGGCGGGGGTCTTTCGCGTCAATCGACTTTCTCGGGTTCTGCAAGCTCCGAAAGAGCGTTGCGGGCTCTTCTCGATAGATACGGCGGTCTCGGAGCAAGCGAGCGATGTAGTCGAGCGAGAGCATGAAGTCGTTCTCGTTACGTAAGAAGAGCAAGCTCGGACGCCAGCCCGTGGCGGGCACGCGTACCGCCAAGCTCGTCAAGACGCTGACCACTCGTTGCGGGAACTCGCCGTTCCGCATGCTCTCGCTCGCCCGAGGATCGTAGGCGCTCCCGACGATCGCCACGATCGAGTGCTCGTGGGCGCCGAGCTCCGTGATCTGCAAATCGAGTCTACCATCGATGAGCGAACGGAACAAATCGGGGGCGGTTTTCCGCTCGATGATGACGTATTCGCCCTCGTCGCTTTCCACGATATAGTCGCCCACGGGGATCATCTTGAGACGAACGTCCCAGCCTTTCGACCGTAGGAAATGTTGGATTTTCGACGCTCCTTGCTCTCGGACGTCGATCGTGATGACTACTTTCGGGGCGGTCTTTTTCGCCCTCGAAATTGCCCGCTTTTTGCGTCTTTTCGAGGGTTTTCTTTTTGGCCGATCTTTTGTTCGGGTCTTGCTGTCAAGTGGCTCTAACGGGGCGAAAACAGGGGTTATTCGGGGAATTTCGACATTGTTGCCTTCTTTTTCTGTCATGTGAACCTACCTCTCAGAACAAGTCTTCCGCTCCCACGGTGCCAGCGATCCGCGAGAGAAGCTTGTCCTCGTCATAGCCGACGCTGTCGAAGAGGAGCGAGACTTTGCGGATCACGGCGATCTCGAAGTGCTTTCGAACGTCGATCTCGAACTTGCTCCAATCCACGAGGGCCGAGTTCGTGAAAACGACGCGATCGAGGCCACGATATGCTTGATCGTACGTGTCCGTGAAATACACGACGAAGCACTTCGTCCGTGCGCCGATTTGCTCATCTGGGAATCTCTCGTTCCAGACGCTTGCGCTCTTGGCGTACGTATGGAATGACGTTCCTTTCTTGTAACTCTCGAGCTCGGCTTTGAAGTTGATCGGAACAGCGATTGATTCTATGAACTCGGTGTCCTTGTTTTTGCCGTTTTTTCGGAGTTCTCGAGCCTTTTTCTCGATCGAGTGGTAATAATCGACGAAGAACGAAAGAGCGCTTTCTACGTCCTCTTTGAGTATCTTGTCAAGAATTCTTTGTTGGAGATGTTTTGCCACGAGCGGGGTGTCGCCACGGACGAGGTCGAGCCCCTTGACGTAGAGCTTTCCTTGCTCGAGGGGCTTGATCTCGGCGTCCCCTTGCTTCCAAACGATCATCATTGCGTAGCGCTTCTTGCGCGTGATGAGCATTCGCCCGCCGAGCTTTTCCGCCTTGAGCTTGATCTTTTGAGTGTATCCTTGCTCTCTGCAATAATCGTCAAGCATCGCGTTGATAGCTTGCTCGAGCGAGCGGATTCTCTCGACCGTTGCTTCGCCGAGGATCTGCACGAACACGGAATCGGTGTCCCCGCCGATGAGCTCAACGCCTTGCGTTTTCACAAAATCGGCGATTCTCTGGATCCCCCGCCTCGATTCTTCGAGGATGATTCGTTTCACGTGGCCCGCATAGTAGCGGTTCCTCTCGGAAGCAATGTAGCCCCATTCACCCGAGGTGAGTGTTTTCACTCGCCACGCTTCCTTCGCGTAGCGATCCTTCAAAATAGGGTCGTCGGTAGCATCTCGCAACGCTTCGTAGTGGTAGCGTAGCTTGAGCATGCGCTCCATGAACGCAACGAGGAAGAACTGCCCGTCGAACATGCGAGGGTTGTTCTCCCTGCCAGGCACGTTCTCGGGGCTGACTTCCTTCGAGAGAATGATCGAGGGGTAGTAGTGCGAGATGTCGAGCACGAGCACGTTCTCGTGCAACCCGACTTTCGGCTCGAAGACGATCGCCCCGCGGATGACTTCTTCCTTGCGGTCTCGGATCTTGCTCGGGGAAGCGACCTTGTGGCGCATGGCGAAGAACAAATGAACGGGGTCGAGCGTGGACGAGTGCATGAAAACGTCGAGCGGGTCGGCGAGGCCGATGGCGTCAATGAGCCCTAAGAAGCTGTCCGTCCCGCAAACCTCGTCGAGCGCCCACATGTCGAGCACGTCCGAGAACGAGTAGAACAAGTATTCGGCTACTTTCCCCGAGCGAACGTCCGTGATCGCAGAAGACCCCGACTGCGAACGCCTTGCGTCGATGTAGCGCTTTCCTATTTCCGTGCGGAACTGCGGTGGCAATTTCTCGAACTCGGACGCTCGGAACTTTTGCAAGAAGTCAAATACACTCTTGAGCTTCTGATAGCTGTCTATACGTTGATACTTCGAGAAAGCGATCATTGCGTCGAAGATCATCGCTTCCCGCAAGAAATCGAGGCGAACACCGAGCTTTTGCGCTCTCTTGGTCAAGTACGGCACGTCGAACTTGAAGTTCCAGAACGAGACCACGGTAACCTCTGCGAGCGTCTTGTCGAGGGCCAAAAGCATTTCTCGCTCGTTTGCGACGAAGAGAATCTCGCAATCAACGTCGTAGAACTTGTGGCGCATTGTCGTTCCATGCTTGACGAGCCGACGATCACTTGTGAGAAGGAACACTCGTTCGACGTCTTTGTCCTCGCCACGGATCACCACGCTCACAACGTGCACGGGTTCCTCGGCTTTTTCCACGTCGATGAACGAGACCGAGCCTTCTTTCGGCAAGACCTCGATGTCCACGTAGGCGACGCGGTGCTTGAAGATGAATCGTCGCTCCGCTGGGACGTCCTCGTCCGCTACAGGCTTTATCTGGCGGTAGTCTATTTCCGAGCCGTGGTCGTCGCCCATCATTGCGAGCAACGCGGCGTTCTCGAGGTAGAAGAACCGCTTGAGCCCGATCCAGACCATGAACGCCGTCGGGTAGAGCACGTCCGCTTGGTGTATTACGTCCGCACCGAACCTTTCCTTCATTTTTGAGAGGACGACGGGTTTGCGTGTTTTGAGCGTATATACTTCTTCGCCGTCGAGAAGGAACCTAAATCCTTCCTCTTCGACGACCACGGGGAGATCGTTGTTCCCGATGTATCGACCGATCCCGAGGCGTTCATAGTCGCTTTTCTTGACGAACGAGTAGCGCTTGAAGTTCTTGACGAAGAAACGCACTCTCGTACCGTCTTCCCGCAAAGCACTTATCACGAGCCCCGCTTCGTCCGTTTCGTCGTGGTCTATGCGCAGAACTTTGTACAACGGGTAGGGAAGCTTTCTCGCCACGGTACCACCTTGTCAAAGCCTTCGCACGACGGTGTTGTCCCGCTTGCTAAAGAGCTCGATCATGACGTTATAGCCGTCCTTTTCGAGTGCATACTTGATTCGTTGCAACCCAGGCTTGTAGTCATCGTAGCGCACGATGTCGAACTCGAACAACGCGTATGTTTCTTCTCGCGTGGCACGAATAGCGAGCTTGTTTCGCTTGAACTTCTTGGAACGAGAAACAATGTTTTCTCGAACCAGCGTCTTGATGTGTTCTTCCTCACCGTAAGTGATTCCTGCGAAAACGTATATTCGTACGAGCATAGCTATCATTGTTCTATCCCACAATCGCTTATATAATAATGAGGCATCGTTATAACGTTTAGTTCGGTTTTTAAGCGATCGCTTCGAATCCTCGACGATGGCAACGATAGAACCATACCTTGATCGGGCGTCTCAAGACCTTCGATCCTTGCTCCAAACCTACAAGGACGCCTTGCGAGACGCCTCGAGGAAGAAACCAACGTTCGCCGACGAGGTTCGGCTGATCCAAAAACACGAAGACGAAGTCGTTTTTGCCTTGCTGTTCGACTTGTTCAAGATGTTCGACATTGCGATCAAACGATGCGCCCTCGACCCAGACAGCGCGTGGATTGAGGACGGGTTGCGCAAGTTCTACGACCTTGACTTCGAGAAGCTCGTCATGATATTTCTCAAGAAGCGTTGGAAGAAGCGAGAAGAGAAAGAACAAGAGCTGGATGACGACGACAAGCAACAGCTCGAGCAAGGGTTCGGCGTTTTCGTATCAAAGAGCGCCATCATCCTCAAGGCGTTTGCGGACAAGCACGCTCTGAACCTCGTCGCTCTTGACTTCATGCTCGCTGGTTCGAACGACACGATGCACTCCGCTCGCAAATTGCTCGCGAGCATCAAGGAAGACAAGAAACCGTTCAGAGCTCTCGGTGTTGCGTTGCGCCACTCGCCTGCAAACATTCGTGGTACCGTTGTTTCGAGGGCGTTCCACGGCACGAAGGCGATTCGGCGAGAAGCTGACTACGAGATGAAGATGTCCTCGCTCGTCGATGAGTTCTTCCCAGCTCCAAACGAAGAAAGAGACCAGATCGAGGCGTTGGACTGGTTGCTACGGCTTTTCTTAGAAACGAAAGCAACATCATTCAAACAAAAGAAATACACGACGTTCCCGACGCTCAATGCTTTCAATCGGGCGAAGGCCAAGGCTGTCAAGGGAAAGCCCGTGAGCACGGTCTTCGATTTCTATGAGAGCTTGTCTCGGACGTTCCCCCGAGTGATCAACGAGCATATTTGGTGCAATACGAACCTCAAGCCGTCCTCAAGGGCTTTCATTATTCAACAATTTATGTTCTTAGGCGGGGCGGTCGAGTTTAAGAGCTTTTACTCGGCGGACAACGTTTCGAGCGTTGTTGTGTTGTCAAAAAAGCTCGATGATGTTTTAGAAAGTATTCGCAAACGGTTTGACAACGTGCAAATTCACGCAAAACACACTTTCGGGGATACTACGGTTTTTTTGGCGTTCGAAAACGCCCTTTCAACTTTCGACCCAAAAGAGCGATGGCAAGACTTCGTTCTGCCTCTCGAAGAGAGCAGTCTCTGGGATTACTCTCTTGGGAAAGAAAACGACTGGTTGCGTTTCAAGGACGTCGTCGAGGAGTACTTCGTCGCAGAAATCCTTGAACTGCCTTTTGCGTATTTCCAGTATTTCCGCTACCCCGATTCTTCGAAGTCTATCTTTTTTGATCGCCATATTTTCACGAGCTCGCTGTTCGAGGTCTGGAAGCGAGTCGGCGTCGCCCCGTCGAAGACCTTCATTTGCTACACGGAGACCCCTGGTTTGGCTGATACGGACGCCGACTTGAAGGACACTGCGATCATGGGCGTTGCATGGGAGATTCCGAGAAAGGAGAGCGCCGACGATCTTTTCGGAGATGGCGATGACGGCGATGAGGCGGGCTCCCTCGATGGGAAGACCGTTGTTCTATTCATCGCCCCACTCATTTGATCGGGAAAAACACATATAGACCACAACCTTTTTATATTATCACTTCCTATACTTTCTTGATGATAGGATTATTCCACAAGGGACTTGACATATCACTTATCGTGATGTCTGAGGACGGGGGCGACCCCGTCCATATAGTCAATATCGACGGAGAGGTAGGTTATTACCTCTTCTCCGACGCGAACAAGGAGAGAGCGCTAAGATTCGCAAGCTCTCTCATGGCGAGAATCGACCCCAGTGCCAGCCTAAACAACATCAAGGAGATCGACTACTCCGCCGTTGATGACTATAGCTACGACGACGACTATGAGCCGTACTACGCTTACCACGTCTACTTCGACGGTGCCCGCGACCTCGAGCATGGCGGTCTTATGGCCGACATGAGCTTCGAGTCGCTTGACGACAACGATTATATCAACAGTCCAAGAGTTAGAAGCCTCGGGTTGAGGATCAAGATCGCTGGCTCGATCAGAAGAGGATCTCCCAAGCACAGACTATGGCTCGCAAGAGTCATCAAGGACGTGCTTTACGCCGAGCTCGAGATCGATGAGAACAGAAGTGAGTTCCACTACTATCTCATCGACCACGAACTCTCCAAGTTCGTGATCTATTTTTGATTCTAAGAGCGATTTTTGCCCGATTCCCCGCCGTTTTTTTCTTCGATAGACTTATTATTCATAACTTCGTTTTTCATAGCGAGAATGACCGTTTTTGACGAAAGAAGGTTCTTGCGGGAATTATTAAGACAGTTCGACAGTGCTCTCGAAGAGCTACAACGCCAAATAGTGATAAGAACGCCCGTCGACACGGGTCGCCTGCGTTCGTCGATAACAAAGCGTGGGCCGATCCTAACGCGGGACAACAATATTGAGGGCTTCGTCGGCACGAACGTCGAGTACGCACCCTACGTCGAGTACGGGCACATGTCCGTTGGTGGTCGCTGGGTGCCTGGGCGCCACATGTTCGCTCGCGGGAAAGAAGCGTCCGATCCTCGCATTCGAAAGCTCCTCGGACGAGGGATCAGAAGCATGATCGAAGTCGAGCTCAAGAGAGGACTCGACTAATCCCTTCGTAATATTACACAATGTTTAAATATTACAATGAGTATAATAGACATATGATATCCGCAAGCAGAGGGTATTTCATAAGCATTATACTTCTTGAAGACTATGAGCGCGTCATCCGCGCCATAGAGAAAATCGAGGGGATCTCCCTCGGCGAGTTCCTCCCAGAGGGGCTCGCGAAAATCGAGGTGTACAACAACAAGCTACACTACGTTGTTGTGCTCAAAAATGCCGAAGGGGACGAGCTCGGCAGATTCTCCAAATCGTCCCATATCGACAGCTCCAAGCGTTTCCTTCGAATTCGACGCATCATCATAAACGCGCTGAGCTCAATGTACGAATTCGACGAGTCGCTCGAGTTCGCCAAGCTCTTGGAGTTCTACACCTCGAAGTGATCGTTATAACGCGTCGCACCGCTTTTTAATTCTCCCCGCCATTTTTTCTTTGTGCAACCACAAGACATCTACGAACTTGAAAAAAGCATTCGCGACTTTTTCTCAAAGAAAGCCGATTCTTTTGTAGCGAACGTGGATTCCTACGAAGCGATCAAGAAACTACCGCCAGAAAGCATAGATCTCATTTTGACAGACCCGCCCTATGGTGTGAATTTCAACGACCCGCAACAAGTCGATCGTTGGAGATCGTTGCGGGATAACCACGACGCGATCAAGGAATGGGACGGCATCACGCAAGAGCAAATAGAGCTCCTTGCAAGGGAGTTTTTCAGAATCTTGAAGCAAGACACCGCCTGCTATGTTTTCGTGAACAAGACCATGACTGGATGGTGGTTCGACGCGTTCGAGCGGGCGGGCTTCTCCCTCAAGAACGTGCTCGTCTGGATAAAACCGAACCCCACCCCTCGGTTCTTCAAGCGGGCATGGCTTTCCTCGATCGAGTTCTTGCTCTACTTCGAGAAGGGCAAGCCCACGTTCAACTACACGTATGAGCGGTGCAAGGGCTACTGGGTCTTGCACCCGCCGAGCGAGAAACTGCACCCCACACAAAAGCCTCGAGAGATCCTTCAAGACGTGATCTTGACGAGCTCGAACCCTGGCGACGTTGTTTTCGACCCCTTCGCTGGCTCGGGCATGACTGGGTTTGTCGCGTCTACGCTCGATCGGCGCCCGATCTTGTTCGAGAAATCGAAGGAGTACTTCTCGGCGATCGGACAGCGATTCTTGGACATGCTCTACACGAAGCGCCTCAATGACGACTTGTTCTAACGCCCCACAACGGTTTAATAATACAAACGTTATTTTTTACACAAGACTTTTCCACTGAGGAATGAAATATGACAAGCGAACAAGAAAGCATTGAGAAACAACTGCCCATTTCCGAGGTCGTCGCACTCGTGGCGGGAGAAGCGCGGAACGGGTACGGCGTTCAAGTAACGGGCACGTTTGGGTACAGCACAGAGGCACGCAAGACGATCATTGCAAAGACGCAAGAAACTCTCGCGGAAGGCTACGTAGTCAGAGAAGCTTCCCATAGCGCGTTCCCTTACATTTTCGTTCACAAGCGTATATCGCACTCGTTGCTGGCAAGTATTGTCAGCCAGTTATGCGTTGAGAAAGGGACGAAAGTGCTCTTCATGAGCACTGACGGCGCCGTAGTGGTCATGCCTCGACCTTACTCGTTTTATGAATTCGACGATTTGTCCGAGGCGCATTCTTGGGCTGTTAGAAAGCTTGGCCCAGATTTCGTGGCGGTAAGCGCCCTCAAAGACCACTTGGCGATCTACATGTCCGTCGAGCCAGCGTTCCGCACGTTGTTCTACGTTTCGGGAAAAGAAGGCGACCTCTTGACTTTCAAGAAAAAGCGCGTTGAAAGCGACTACTTCGTCTCGAACTCGAAGCTCAACTCGTTGCGGGAAAAAGCCGATCACTTGCACCGTAGCGTGTACGGCTGTTCCTCGCACTGATTTTTTTTGAAAAAGAAGAAAAAAGAAATTTTAGCGCTACGATCCCTCGTGGCGCTTTTTAGGGTTTTTTAGTGTCTTCCGAAGACAACGATCCCTACGTTCGCCGTAGAAGTTGCGTTGCTCGAGGTGATAGTTACTTTCTTGTTCACGCCGTCGGCACCGTCGGCGATTTGCACTCCGAGCCCTTCGGCGGGCGGTGTAGCAGTGTTGAAGAACGGAACTGCGCCGTAGATCTCCTTGAACGTTGTCTCGAAAGATACTGTCCCGCTGGCAAGCGTCCCCGTGTAGATTCGGACGAGGGGTTGCCCAGGGATCTCGACTTCTGTCATGTTGTTATCACGCTCCTACGATCCTACGCTTATGTTCCGCCGACGAACCCAGCGCACCACCAGCCAGAGACGAGCGTGAACGCCTCGTAAGCCATCCAGAAGAACTCCTTGACGGGCTTCATGTTCTGGGCGACTTCTCGCAAGGTCTCTGGGATGAGGATGTCGCTTCGCACAGATTCGAGGCTTAGCCCGATCAATGCTCGCTGGCCAGAGGTTACGGGAAGTTGTGTCGTGGCGATGACGGGGATATCGTCGAAGAAGAAGCGTCTTCGTGGCGCACCGATTGAGAGGTCTCCTTGGGACAGGCGCTGTTGCAAGCGGGCTTGTCCTCGTAGCTGGTTAAAGGTCGCAAGGTCGCAGAAGAACGCGTCGACCATTGCGCCTTGGGTTTCGACTTTCTCGATGATCTGCTCCATGTGGGAGATGCTAATGGAAGCACCAGAGGGTAGTTCTACGTAGTGATCCATGCTCTCGGAAGCGTCAAAGTTGAAGAGCGCTTTGAATACACCGTCCCATGCGTTCGCGTCGGCTGTCAAGAACCCGCCCCACGTCTCTGTGCCCGAAGCTTTTCGAGCTCGGAGCTGGGCTTCTTCTTTGGTTCGCATGAGGTCGATGAATGATGCTTGAATCTCTTGAGCGTAAATATCGGTTGTAAGCTGTGAACCAGCGATTGCTGGGAGCACGACGGCGTCGGGGTTGTAGAGGAACTTGACGTCGATGTCCACGGCCTTGTAGGTTGATGGTGATGGTGTGAACTCGGCGGTCTGGTCGCCAGAGTAGAACGCTGGGCTGGTTCGCCCAGTGCGGACGTTCACCTTCGAGGTCGTGGTGTACGTGGTGTACTTTGGAACGAATGCGGTGAACGGGGTTTCACGGCGCAAGATGTCGACGACCTTTGGGTCGATGATCGTTGGCACGAAAACGGTCGCACCCGTGAGTGTGAGCGTTTTTCGCAGTGTCTCCTCACCATACTTGGCGAGCCTCTTGGCGAAAGCGTCGACGACTTCTCGTTGGAAGTTCTCGGGGTCGAGCCCCGCGCCCATTTTTGCGTTCTTGACGCCCCACCATGGGGTGCCTGGGGGCACGCCATGCCAAAACTCGCTTGCGAAGGCGTAGGCTTGGTTCGAATCAAGGTTCAAGTCCTTGAAGATGCTTCTTTGCCACTTTGGGGCGCTTTCTTTGATTGTTTTCGGGGTTGGTTGAGCCATTTTTCTTTCTCACTCCTTTTTGGTTGTGTTCCTCACTCTCGGCGAGTGAACATGAGCTCTATTGCCTTGGACAGCCCGACGGCTTCTGTTTCGCTACGGGACGGCACGATTTCGTGTTGGATTGCGCCAGAGTCCACGGCTTTCCGAACGACGGTTGAAACGTTCTTCTCGATATTGAGGTTTGCGAGGCGCTTCTCGACGGCTTGTTCGACGAGTTGCTGTAGCTCTTTCTTTGACACGATGACGAGTTCTCCGAGTAGCTGGGATTTGACTGTTTGCGGTGTTTTTACCGCTTCGGGCTCTGTTTCGGTTTCTTTCTTTGTTTCGGGCTTTGCGGAAGCGCTTACCTCGGCGATCTGGGGTTGTGCTTGCTGTGCTTGTTGCTGTGCAAGCAATTCCCGCAGTTCGGCGAGTTGTTCCCGCGTTTGCCTGTTCTCCTCGACGAGGCGCTCTTGTTGCTCGACGACTTGCGACAAGATGCTTGCGAGCAGTGCTTGTTCTTGCTCGCTTGAAAGCTCGACGGGTGCCTCGCTTTCTTGTTGAGCGTCTTGTGGCATTTCGGTCGTCTCTTGAGCGACGGGAGCTTCCTCGGCTTGCGCCTGTTCGATGACTTGTTCCTCGATGACAGGCGCTTGTTGAGGCTCAGTGGGAGTAGGTTCGACGCTTGCGTCTTTTTCGACTTTTGTCATTTTCTCACCTTTCTTTTTGCTCATTTTGCGTTTGAGTTCGATACTTCGCTCGAGCACACTGAAAAGAGCTTCTTGGTTCGCTGGGATGTCCACGACCGAGATCTCCATGAGTTCGAGGTCTTTGATGAGGTACCCCCCGTACTCGGAGTCCTCGAGGTACTCGTAGTCGTTTACGGCGCCCATGATCGAGAACGCTCGGAGCATACGTTGCTTGATTAGGTTCCAGATCTTCTCTGGAAGGTCGTCCTCGTTCACGCCACGGGCGATCTCGGCGATGATGTTGAGACCGTCGTCATCGACCCATGCGAAGAGGACTCGCCCGATGACTGTCCCGTTTTCGTGGTTGTAGCGTAAGACGGGGTTCTTCATGTACGTCGGTAGCGATCGGACGAATGCTCTCGGGACGATGATGTCCCCTTCTCGGTCTTGCACCATGAGAGAAGCGATTCCTGGGACGAGCCTCATTGTTTTCGGGTCGAGCTCGTCGATCGGTGGTGCGAGGGGGTCTTTGTAGACGTCCTCGAGGTTTTTCGGTAGAAGCTCTTTAATGGATTTAATTTTTGAAGTATCGAGACGCTTGATAATTCCCAATAGCTGTTTTTGTGTGGGCTTCGGCTTTGCACGGTTCTGCTGTAGAAGTCTGCTCATAAGCGTCTCACTTTGTTTTTGCGCGGGGGTTCATTTATATACTTTGCGCAGTTTTTCGGCGAATTTTTCGACTTTAAGGGCGCTCGTGGCGTCCCGTCGAAGCCGTGATCGCGGATAATCGGACGTCGCAACTATTCTTACCTAAATCACAACCTTTATATATTACCACTTCCTATAATATATTGAGGAAGTATGAGATATTGTGATAGGCATCTACCCGATCATCATCTCTCCCGCGAGGCGGGAGATCGCCACGACATCGGGTTCGTCGTGGCTTACGAGAGAGGAAAAAGAGTAATCAGAATCTACCTATACATTCCCCCAGCAGTCTTTGCACTTCTCCCAGTGCGAGTAATCGAAATGCTCGCATACGGGAGAATGATGTACGGGGGGATGTACAGCGCCTTCGACTTCATTCTTTACAACGTCGAAGGCATGGACGAATGGCGCAACAACCTCTCCGCGAGGAGCCTACGCATCATCTATGCATCGCTTCTCGACATCCTCAACTCCGAGCCTCTTCATTGGAGGCTCGAGCGCGCCGTTCGATGCAACCTCGAAGTCTTGTCGAGCGTCATCGACATGGCGTCTTCTTAGTCCCCGCCACGACCTCCTCCCCCTTCTTTTTTTCTCATTATCTCTTAGGAAACAATCGTTTTTCGAGTTCTTTTTTCGCAAGGTCGACGAATGTTTGCGCTCTCTTTTCGGCGAGCTCCCTGTCAGCAACGTCGATGTTCAACACGATGTCTTGGATCTTCTCGTTCATGTCCCGCACGATCTCGGCGGTCTCGTCGAGCTCGGTCTTCAAGTCGCCGACGTTTTCCTTGAGCTCCCGCCCGAACGTGGCAATGAGCTTGATCACGTAGTCCCGCACGAGGGGCGAGTTCTCGTCGGCGAGAGCGATCACGGCGTGTTGCATTTTCTCGTGGGGGTTCGCAATCCCTGGGTCGACGTGATCCACGAAATACTTGAAGTTCACGATCGACTTCATGAGCGACGCTTTCCATCGCTTTTCCTTGAGGTTTAACGCGTGCAAGGCTACGTAGATGGCGAAAAGCACGACGAGGACGAAGACCGCTCGAAGGTCTCCTTGCACGAAACCATCCCAGGCGGACTTGAAGTACAAGACGATGATCGAGATCACGAGGTATTTCAAGAACTCTGGGTCGCCGAAGATCTTGATTTGCTCGCGCACGTTCTGCTCGAAGAAGAGGCGCGTGATGTCGCCGAACGTGAGGTTCTTTACGTCCCTAATTTCGTCCAAGATCCCGAACGGGCTGGGCGGGTCTTTTTGCTTGCTTTTTTTGGCGATAGATCGTAGTTTTTTCATGCTTGTTAAAGAATCCGCCCTTAAAATTAAAAAAGTTCTTAGGAAAGGGAGTAAAAAACTAAATCCTATTTTTCCGCCGATACCTTATTTTATCCATTCTCCGCATGACTTCGATGTGATACTTGAGCTCACTGAAAGCGTTCGCAACCTTGATGTATGAGACGTCCCAGTTTCTCGCAATCTCGGCGATAATGTCGGCTCTTTCAAGCCTGTCAAGAGCGTCGCGATAGTAGAAGTCGAGAATCAAATAGACCGCCCACTTGAGGTCTCCGACGATTTTTTCTTCTTGTTCGAGGGAGAAGCGTAGCGTGAAACAAAGGATCGTGATGTAGAGCACGAACGTCATGTAGTACGGCTTTCTTCGCTCGGCCTCGTCGTCGCGGTCGCGCTTTGCGTAGTTGAACTCGATCGATAGCGGGAAGGCCCACATCTTAGGGTCAATGAAGAAATCAACGGAGAATTTCGAGACTAACTTGACGTACTTTGACGGGTTGTCTTCAACACGATGAGCCATGTCTATATCCATATCTGAGAAATTGAACAGCAGTTCCTCTGGATCGATACTCTCGTCCATTCACTGATCACTCCGTGATGGTTAGTACGCTGAGGGCGTTTTGAGCCTTTAGAAGCTCCTTGTTCGTGAAACCAAGCTTGAGGACGAGCTCAGCGTCGTTCTTTCGCACTTTTGATTTAATTTTCTTGATCTCCGTGAGCTTGTATCTTGAAAGCTTGAAACCAAGATGATGAATTCCCGTAGTACCGATTCGTAATAGATGCCCGAGTGTGGCGACGAAATCGGTTACATAAAGTTCTTGTATTGATGGCGGTAACGCTGTTTTCGGTTGAAAAACAGGCTTTTCAAGGGTAATATCTGATTCGTCTATCACGTTCCCGCATGCATGGCAGAACTTCGTGAGCCTTCTCGAGAACATTAGCGGGTGCAGGCAAATGTTGCAATATGCAACGATCGCCCCTTTCAGTGCTGACGGTTTTTCTCGCGTCATATGCTTTGATTGCTCCGATTCGTTTTTGAACTATTCCCGCCGTTATAACTACTATTCGTGCACCACAACCTTTATATAATATCATCACATAATATGTATTGATGACGATCTACGTGTTGAACGCCCCGATCATCACCGCTTGGGGAGAATACAAGTTCTCCCCCATAAGCGTGGAAGACGCCCGTGAGCTCCTTGCGGGCGGGTTTGAGAGCGCCGTCGGGCATGTTGCCACGGCGGAAGCCCTCACGAAGTTGCTGGGCATCGAAGTCCCAGCGAATCGTCTCCAAATAGCCATGGAGACTGGGGACAAAGCCCTGGTCTTCAAGCTCAAGAGAAGGCTCCCCGAAGGGGTTGTCATAAACTCCGTCGAGGAGCTCGAGGAGATCGGGTACGACCTCGGTCTTCTCGAAAGGGTCGCGTAAAGCGCCCAGCGCCTTCTCCGCCTTCCTTCTTCTTTTTTTCTTTTTTAGCAAGCCTGTCCATATTTTCGTTTCGCTTCTTACCTTTACCACAACCTTTATATAATACCCTTACGTATATTATATTGATGACAAACGAATACGCCTATCAACGTGTTGAAAAATTTCTCATGCGATACATCCGAGCACCAGCTCATGCGGTGCTCATACGGACAGATTTAGCCGATCCTAATTCGGAGAGGCTCCAAGTCGGGGTCATGGTCAGCCCCGACAGAATCGACGAGGCGAAGAAAAAGCTTGCAGAAGCCCTGCAAGTATTTAACATGCCAATAATCGAATGGCTCCCCGTAACCCCCGCTGGGGTCGGGGACATGGTATATGTTGAAGTCGTCTCTCACTAACACCCCCAGCCTCGCTTCCCCGCCACATTTTTTACCACAAAAATTAAATATTCTAATATACTATAATATCTTGATGACGACCGATTTGCTATCTGGATCGTATAGCTATATCTTTTCTGAGCCGTTGCGGTACCGCAGACGGGTCAAAAGATGCTACGCTTGCGGGCACTCGTGCAGGCGGTTATATTGGCGCTCCCAAGAGCGCCTTGATTGTTGCCTCTGCATAGGGGACGCCCCGTGCGAGTGGTGCAACAATCGCTACTGATCCTCTCCCGCCTTTTCCCCTTCTTCTTTTTTATCGATTCGAACGTTCGAAGCGATGTACTTCTCGATCGCCACGGAAAGCCCCGTCGAAGCGAAGAGCGGTGTCCTCGTCCGCAAGGCGATGAAAGCGACGACGAAAGCGAGCAAGATCGGGACGACTTGGTCGGGGTAGTTGTAGCGCTTCGCAACGTCGAGCACGAACTCGGCAAAGAATCGCTCTTGTTGCCAGCGGTTGAAGTGCTCGTCGACTTTCCGCCCGCTCCCGACTGTCTTGATCGCGTAGTCGTTAAGCGCTTCGACGAACTCGCTCCCAGGCCTTCCGCTGAGGATCGAGTGGATCTTTGCGAGGGCGTCGATGATCATTTTTTGCCCGACCGTCCATAGCGGGTCGCCCTCGTCGGGGGCGCCGAGGTCTTTTGTGCCAGCGAGCTCGTCGACTTTTTGCGAGATGCTCCCCGACAAGACCGTGAGCTCCGAGAGCATGTTCACGACCGAGTCGAGGATTCTGACGACGTTCGTGTTGAGCTCGTCCTTCATGGTGCTTATGACCTCGAACAGGCGTTCGTTGCTCGTGTCGGCTTTCTCGATGAAGTCCCGTATGAGGGCGACGGTTTGCTTGAGCTCCCGCACGACCATGATGTACTGGTCGGTCGTGGTCTGTTGGATGTCGAAGAGCTTCTCGATGATCTCGTCGCCCGAGAGCACAATTTCTTTTTCGTCCTCACCGTCCTCGCCACGGATCTGGTCGAGGGCGAGCTCGAGGATTTCGTCCGATTGTTGCGCACGAGAATCTTTTGCTTGCTGTAGATTGTCTTCTTCTCCTTGCATGGAAACACTCCGTAGAATGTCTATTGTTCCTTCGAGAAAAAAGCTTAAAAATTGTTTTCTTAAACGCCTAAGAAATCGCTAATCTTTTTTCGTCGACCGTTGCTCGACGAGCGTTTTCGACACTTGGTCGATGAGACGTTTTAGGTCGATTATTTCGTTCGCGAGGATCGCTTGTCGGCGGATCAGCCGTTCTTGTTGCTCGAGAAGCTTTCGCTCCGAGACAACGAGCGTTTGGTTCTCGGCGATCCCCTTGATCGCCACTTCTACTTTTTTGCCTCTTCGGAAGGGGCTGTAGGGGCGACTTGCTGGGTGTTGGGTGCTTGTTCTTGGGTTTGTCTCTGGCCTGGGGGCGCCGTTGCTTCTTCTTTTGGGGGTGTTTCTTGGGGGCTTGTGGCAAGCTCGGCTTGCAATTGCGGGCTGGATTCGAGGACTTTCAATCTGTTGCCGTCGCCGAGGACGAGTTTCGGGTATTTCTTTGCTTCCTCGGCTTCTGCGGGCTTTGTTACGAACTTTACCCCGCTCGCTACCTTGGTGAGCAATAATTGAGCGATTTGCGGGTCGGTTGCATGGTACTTCCCTGCCCTCAAAACATACACGTCATTGTCGGCGTCCCTAAGGCTGACGTCTTGGTTCAAAGCGATTTTTACAACTACGTTTCCACTCATACGGCATTACCTTTGCTTCGTTTTGCGCTTGAATATTTTTTGCGGAATATTATTAATGTATCGCATAAAAGAGCGGTTTTTACGGAAAAAGGAGAAAAGGCGGGGAAGGAGAAGGCGACGACGAGGGACTTGGGAATGATAGATGGGGGAGGGAGCACGAGCAACGAGGGCGAAGCACCACGAGACGAAAAATAGTTAAAGGCCACAACTAATATTGTCTCTCTCGTTGCTCGCAAGATATGGTTCGCAAGGGAAGAATAAAAGCATTTCGCGCCGTAATAACGGGGCTATGCCATGTCGAAGAGGCTGTCAGCGCCTTCGACGTCCACGCCTGCATACATGAAGTTGTCGAGAATGTCTATGTGCCTTCTGAACGTTTCTCGCAGTTCGTCGAAAGCGTCTTGGACGAGCGAGCCGATCATGATCGTGGACATTCCCAGCTCTTCGCTGTCTTTCCGCTTGGACGTGAGTTTGAGGGCTCTTCTCTTGGATTTCTTGTTCATGAACGGGATCACGGTCATGGACATATTGACGTTCACGGAGACGGGGTACATATCCTTGATGAACTTAGAGAGCAAGAAGTCGACTTGTTTTCCCCATTTGTTCTCGTAGTGATCAAGAAGTTTCTCAATGTCGTTAGCTGTGATTCCGTCAAAGTCTGTTGCGAACGCGCAACTGAATTTTTCTTCGCGCTCTTCTCGGACGGCGAGAGACAATCGTATGTTACCAACATAGTACGGCTTCATAACAGACCACCGAGTGCTTCATTCCTAATAAGCGGGATAAGGGTTTTTGAAGTTTGGGCTTGACAGACCCATGCGTACCCGCACCACTTGCAGGCGAACTCGTTCTTTGTCTTCTTGAAGAGGCGTGGTTGCACTTGGCGCTCGTAGGCGTCGATGAGACTTCGGAACACTTTCTCGGCGATTTGACGAGAGACGCCCTCGTCGACGGGGACGTCGATTTCGCTCCCGTTCTCGATGAACACGACTTTCCCGCTCCGCACGGTTTCGCCGAGCTCTCGGAGCACGTAGGCGTATGTCTGGATTTGTTTCGAGTATTTTTGGATTTTCTGCGGAGAGGGGCGCCCTGTTTTCCAGTCGATCACGTCGCCCTTTGACGTGAAAAGATCGACGTATCCGCGGAAAATGACGCGTTCTGGGCGAATCCAGTCGATGACCTCGTTGCGCTCGTCGTCGAACAATGGGACGAGCATGCTGTCGAGGGCGCTTTTCTCGTAGAGCCCGCGTGGCACTTCGTACTGGACGTATTTCTCGATCCCTTGTCTTTGAGCCACGTGCGAGTACTTCGCCACGAGCGACGTCAGCGTCGGAACGACGGTGAAAATACGTTCTTCGACAAAGCTCCTCGTGGCGGAGTCCACGTCTTCGATTTCCTCGAGCGTTCGTTCGAGACTTGCAAGGAAGGCTTTCTTCGCGTCGTTCGTCGTGGCGACTTGCCCAGCGAGGAAGGCGAGGGTGCGTTCGAAAGCGCCGTGCAGTGCTTTCCCGAGGACGAGGTATTTCGAGTCCTCGATCGGCTCGGGAATGAGGCGAATGTACTTGTAGAACCATTTTCGCTCGCACTGTTCGAGAAGAGCGAATTGCGAGAACGAGATCAAGAGCGAGTCTTGAGGGATGTTTTCCATCAGCGAGCACCACCGTTTGCTTCGAGGGCGTTCTGGTAGATTCTGGAAATGAGGTAGGCGAACTGGATGATTGGTTGCGTCCCGAGCTTGAGACGCGCCTCGGTGTCGGCGATCGCTATGATATGTTTGCGAATCTCTTCATCGGAGAGCTTGCTTTCGATCACCCACTCGTAGGCGGTTTTCACGATGTCGTCGGGCAGGAGCTTACCATCTTGAAGGAGCTCTTCGATGTGGCGAACGTCGCTGACGATCCCCTCGGTCTCTCCTCGGCGGACGAGGGCAAAGAACTGCTTGAGCATTTCTTTGGGTTTTTGTTGTTGGACGGCGATGCTCGTGTTGATTCGCTTCTCGCCGTTCTCGTCGACGTAGATGGCGCTTTGCAAGTAGTCTATTGCTTCCCGAAGGTCTCCGTCCGCCCGCTCGGAGATGAATTTGAAGAACTGGGCGTACTCGGGGGTTTGCGGAACCTCGATCCCCTCGCTCTCGGCGATTTCGAGCAAGCGGAAACCGATTTCTTTCCAAGAGAGCTTGCGGAACTTGAAGACCATGCACCTACTGAGGATCGGGGGCGAGAAGCGGTTCTCGTAGTTCCCCGTGAGGATAAAGGGCTTCCCTCGCTTGCCAGCGAGTTCCATGAGCCCGCGAAGAGCGTCTTGCGCCTGGTAGGTGAGGGCGTCCGCTTCGTCGAGGATGATCACGAAGAACCGTTCTTGCTCGATCTTGTGGCGGATCACGTCCCGCACGTAGTCTATCCCCCGATCGTCCGAGGCGTTCGTCATGAAGATCGCTCCCTCGTCGACCACGCTGTCTGATTGTCGTTTTTCGAGGATCATGTTCGCCACGATCTGGGCGATCGTTGTTTTTCCGCACCCAGGGGCGCCGACGAAGAGAAAGTGCGAAGTGTAGCCCGCTTGAAGCACGTTCTTGATCGCTTCGACGACCTCGTCTTGGCCGATCACTTCGTCGAGCGTCTTTGGGCGGTATTTTTCGTTCAAGGGCTGTTGTTCTTGCGATTGCTGTATCATCACTTTTCGTTTGGCTCGACGGTTAAAAAGCTTTGATTCCCGTTAGAACGATTGAAGGAAAAAAGAAGGAGAAAAGTTATTCGAGCTCTTTCTCGATTAGGTTCTTGACGGCTTCGCGAACCACGTCGGCGCGGTTCTTGTAGCCGTTTTTCTCTATGAGCTCGTCGATTTTCTCGAGCATGTGCTTCGAGACCTTAAACATGACCTTTTCGCCGTTTGCGTTTTTTGGCACTCTTACCACCCGCTGATTTGGTTATCTTTCGGATCCTACGAATTTGTGCGAGCGGGGCGTTGAAGTAGGCTTGTTCCCGCACGCACTCCCAGCAGAGGACTCCGACGACGCCGTTCGTGAGCCAGACCTTGCAGAGAGCGTTCCTTCCCCCGCACCGCCAGCACGAGAACTTGTCGGGACTTTCTTGAAGGATGACGAACGAGCGGACGTATTGGAGTTTCGGGAGCTTCTTCCCGTTCTCGACCCAAAGGTCGATCACGTCCTTCGAGGTCATTTTCTCGACCTCGAGCGACAAGAACGGGACGCCGAACCACTTCGAGACCTTGCCGTTCCTACTCATCCTCTGCCACCTCGTCTTTTTCTGGGTCGTACTCGAGCAAGTAGTCGTTGTCGGGGACGACGGACAGCAACACGAGGCTTTCCCGCACGACTGGCTTGCTGGCTTTTTCGACGATCTCGTCGGCGTTCTCGACGAGGAAAGCCATTAGTTTGGTTAGAGCTCCTTCCGACCGTTCTCGGCGCAATCGTTCGTAGGCAAACGTGTCGCTTGCGACGGGCGAGAACGGGACGTAGAAGCGGACGAAGACCCGCACGCGCTTCATGGCGTAAGCCACGACGACGCCGTTCTTGATCACGGGGTAGATCGAGCCCATGGTGTCCTTGTCCACGATCTCGATGCCATGGTAGTAGGCGTGGATCTTGACGCCTTGCTCGTTGATCATGCTGTCGGAGAACTTGTCGAGGGCGACGAACCGCAACACGAAGTTGTCCAAGAGCCTCATTTGCTTTCCAACTCCTCGGCGTATTTTCGGATGCTATCGCGTAGCCATGCAAGGAACTCGCTAAATTCGAAGCCGTTGTTTCGTTTGAAGATTGCATAGCCTTCCCGCCGAATAACGTTGTCGAGTCTTCGCTTCTCGTCGAACGCTTTCCAGGCGAGCGGGACGACGCTTTTCACGATCGTGGCGATCCGATACGCCACGGTTCGAGTCTCCGCTTGGGCGTGCTCGTCCATGCGGAGCTCGAGGAAATGGAACAAGTTACGGAGATCGGCGCGCATGTAGAACTTCGTCATTGCGTTGATGGGTAGGACGACACGGGCGGTCTCGGGGGAAACGTTGTCTTGCTCGACGAGGCGACGGTACAAGTACCGAGTGTTGCGAAAAATAATGTCGGCGTCCCCGTAGATCTTCGCGTTCCACGACACGCGCCCGAGGACTATCCCGCTCCCTTGCTTCGTTTTCGAAGTGTCTTTTGATCGGAAACGATAGTCGTAGAACGCCACGTCGTCGTCAGTGTAGCGCCGAGACACCTCGTTGTACGAGAACGCCCTGTGGCGCATGATCTGCCTCGCTACGAAGATCGGGCACTCGACTTCGAACACGAACTGAACCATCTCGAACGGGGTGTGGTGGCCGTGCCACCAGAGGTAGCGAATCAATCGTTCGTTTTCTTCTTGCGACCGCTCGGACGCGTCGCCCCGCCCAAAACTCATGCGAGCGGAGTTCACGATCGCCAAGTCGTCCCCCATGCGGTCTATGAGTTCCACGCGGGTCTGCTTGTATTCGACCATTTTTCGCCATCACCCCTTCGCCTTGTTTTTATTGCCGATCTCGCTGAGCAAGATCGAGAAGCGGAACAACTTGTTGCAAATCGGGCAGATGAGGATCTCTCGGTAGTACGTCTTTGCTTCCCCTCGCTCGCGGAGCTCTCGCAACATCTCGACACTGAACGCCGAGTCGAAGTAGTGATCTACTTTCCCCTCGGCGCCCACGTGGACGAGTGAGCCTGCGACGCAAGAGTCCACTTCTCGCACGTACTCGATGGGCGCCCCGCTCACGGCTTCTTGCTCATTCATTTTGCACCACTCGAACCTCTTCGCCGATGATTACTGTCGGCGATTCTTCGATCATCACCGTGCCTTTCATGACCACGAGGGAATTGCAATCGAGGCACGTCGCTTCGACGGAAATATAAGCCAGTCCTTGCATGTTCGTTCCTTTGAAGTAGTCGACCAAGTGCGCGCCGTGGACGCGGGCATGTCTACATTTCAAACCATTCTTTCCTTTCATGTTTTCACTCTCTCAATATTTTTTGAAGAATTGAGTTTTCCTTCTCGCCCCGATAACCTTGGTTATTTGGCTCCCCAGCAACTATCACGGCAGATTCGCTGTCGAGCCACTTGGCGCACGAATCGCACCAAAGAGCGCCCGTGTTGTTGTACTCGACCGCTTTTATGTAGGAACCGCAAACGGGGCAGAGAAGCATTTTTCGTTTCATCAGCGCTCGAAAGTACGCAAGCCGTTCCCTAAGGACGTAGGCCTTCCATAGCTCTGGCTCTTCTTCGAACCAGGCGAAAATATCTTCGAGCTTCATTTAATAGAAAAGACTCGGCGAAAATATAAAAAACCAATGCGTCGTTATAACAGCGCTTTTTTCTCGGAAAAGCGCTATGGCGAGGATACACGACGCTACTTCAACGGTTTCGTCGTTGATCGGAGCCTGTTCTCGGCGAGCCGATACACGTAATTGTCGGCGCAACGATAGCGCTTCAAGTCCCGATAGTGGATCTTCTTGCTCTTGGCGAGAAGACCGTTCAACGCATCACTGCACTTGTCGCACACCTTGTCCCGAAAATGGTAGCCACGCTCGTGCCCGCACGTGGCGCATTTCTCGGGCTTCCGAATAAGTTTGTCGAAAAGAACCATTTTTGTTTCACCTTTAATCGTTTCTTGGTCGTTCATTGGAAGAAAGGCTATTTGAAGGTTTAGCAGTGGCGACGAAAAGCTCAGCTCTCGACCAAGGACAGCGAGACCCGAACTTGGGCGATCCTTCCATCGACCGCCTTGAAGACAAAGATCGTCTCGCCTACTTGTTCAAGTTCGACCGATCGCAAGAAATCGACGACTTGCTCCGACGACTCGTAGAAATTGAAAATCAGTTCCCGATTCTCCATATAGACAACAAGATACTTTCCATTGTTTTCTTCCATTTTACTATCACCTACTTTATTGATTGTTTTCAGTCCCTCGGTTCCCTTCTCAGCGTTTTCCTTCTCCTTCGAAGCCCACGAAGCTCTGATCTCTTCCTCGGTGAGAAGCTCTTTCTTTCGCCAGGCGTCTTTGCGTTCCTTTCGTATCTTGTCGCTCGTCTCCAATGTCTTTACGCCGATGATTGCGAACTCATCGGAATTCAACGCAAAAACATTGTACGATTGATGATGGATGAACTCCGTTGGTACCAAGGGACGAAAGTACTTGATAAATTTCTCCCCTTCTTTTGGCCCCTCTATTTTCCCAGTCCACTCCTCGGTCGTGATGATCACTCGATCCGTAAGCACCATGTGGTCAAAGAGCCGTTCCATCCGTTGCAAGAATTCTTCCTTGTCTTTCTTCGTACCCAGATAGTATTTTACCGCCATGCGCATCTCCTCGCAAACCTATATGAGAACGCCGAGATCGGCTTCTTGGGTCGCCTTGCGCTTGTCCCGAAGGAAAGAAACGCCTTCCGCCACGAGGAACACGAAGAAAGCGAGAGCGCTTAGCTTGAAGAATCCCCAGTACAACGACATTTCGCCCTCGATGATGGCGAGGTACAGAACTTGTAGCAAAAGGACTTGCCACACGGCGACCATCAGTAGGATTTCGTAGAATCTGTTTTCCCAGTTTGTTCTTCTACGTTTCATTCTTCATCATCTCTTGAGCTTGCCCGAACAGGCGAGAACGCCCGTTGAGAAACCGCTCGTGTAAGCCTTAGAGACGTAAAATATAAGAGAATCGCCCCGTTCTAACGGGGAAGCCGTGCCCGCAAAATCGAGCTACACACCGTGAAACATTTTTTTCATATTTTTCGCGTTATTTTTCATATTCTTTTCAATTTCTAAAATGGTCTTACATTCGCCTTAGGTATTAAATTTTGAAAAATTGATGATTATTTTTTTATTTTTCAATGGGGGGTGCGATAGACGCTGATGAAGAGAGGGAATCTCCCACGACGTTCGATTTTTGCGCCGTCGCCCCTTGAAGTATTTTTTTCATATTTTTCGCGTTATTTTTCACTTTTTTTCCATTTTTTAGAATTGCTTCTGGCGGTCTGAATCTTTTAAATTCTAAAAAATCACTATATTTTTTTATTTTTTTCAGTACCCCCCTCGATAGACAACGTCGTTTTCCGCCTGCTGTACTAGATATTATATTATTATAGGGGGCGCCGATTTCGGGAATAGCTGAGAATCATATATTATAATATATGATATATTATATTAGTAATTATATATTGGGCTAATATTTAAAGGTTATGGATTTAGTATTCTATCGTATATAGTATTGAAAATAATAAAAAAATAATAGGAAAATAGTAAAAAATGAAAAAAGGGAAAGCCTCCGAGCAAAGTAAGATATTGAAAATAATGTGAAAAATAACGCGAAATATTGAAAAAAAAGAATCTAAAAAATAGTAGGTTTTTTGGTTCTTTTTTTGAAAATTCTGGGGTCTTAGGGCTTAGTAGTAGGATTCCTGATTCTATAGGCTACCGCGGGGGGTACTGAAAAATAAAAAATAATCGTCGATTCTCCGAGAAGGAAGCTTCTTCTACCCAAAAACTGGATTTCATGATTCTCGAAAAAATGCGCGAAAAAAGATAAAAAATTTTAAAAAATCATCTACGGGGACTACAAGGCTTCTCGTCTTCTACGTGCGACACGCTAAATCGTGAGCCTCTCTCCGTTCACTACGGAAAAAAGAAGCACTGAGACGAATCCTTAAAAACGCCCACAGACAAAGTGAAACCCGAAAAAATGTCGAAAGCACAACAAATGAGAGCACATCAAAGCCACATAGTGTCGTTTAGGGCGCACGTGGAATCTGCGAAGAGAAGCTTCCGCTACTTCGTAGAAAACATCATGCGCTTCGACTTCCCCGATTTTCACAGAGAATGGTACCAGTTCATGACCCACAAGAAAGGGCGAGCCGTCATCATGGCGCCGAGAGGGCACGGGAAAAGCACGTTCTTCCAAGTCTTCGCCGTCTGGGCGATGATCTTCCCAGAGCAGTACGCAAAGCTCACGGGGCTACGGCTCGAGCGAGACCTCGAAAAAGACAAGCTACACTCCGTGGCGACGCTCTTCGACGACATGAGCGAGGACTCGGACGTCAAGGGGTTCTACATCTTGCAAGTCTCGTTCTCGCAAGACCAGGCGGACGAGTGGCACGCGAGCGGGGACGCTAATTTCCGAAAGTACTTGAAAATAGCGCTTCGGCGCCTCAATCTTCCGATACGGATCGTGCGGGAAAGCGCTTTCATCACGGAGCTCTCGAACGGATCGATCCTTAAGAGCAAGGCGCTCATCTCGGGGCTCCGCGGGAAGCACCCGCACTTGATCCTCTGCGACGACCTTTTGACCGACAAGCAATACGTGAGCCCGAAGCTGATCGAGCAACTCTACTTCCAGACCCTCGTCGGGATGCTCACGCCTGGCACGAGGATCGCCGTCGTGGGGACGCCGTTGCGCCACGACGACCTTTTGGCGAAACTCCTCGAAAAAGTCGAGCAAGGCGTTTACGTGGGCGCCCGCTACTCGGCGCTCGACGAGAACGGGAACGCCCTCTGGCCCAAAGTCCGCCCAAAGTGGTACCTCGAAGAGCAACGCATCGACCAAGGCGAGATCCGCTTCGCACGGGAATACCTCTGCATGCCTCTCTCCGACGAGGCGAGCATCTTCCCGTATTCGTTGCTCGACGCTTGCGACATGGATACGCCAGCGCACCACGCCGAGGACGGCGTTGTGTTCATCGGCGTCGACCTCGCCCGTGGGACGGACGAGAAAGCCTCGTGGACTGTCTACGTAGCGATCGAGACGTTCGGGCGCTACAGCGGTTCTCGGCGTACGAGCGAAGAGCCTGGCTACGCTATCATCCGAGAAGTGTTCAGAGTCCCGAAAACGCACAACAAAAACTATTCGTGGAAGCTCAAGAAGCTCGTCGAAATGGCGAAGCGCTACGAGGCGAGAAAAGTCGTGATTGAGACGAACCAGTTCCAAGAGCTCTGGGCAGACCTTGCAACAGACCCTCGAATCGTCGGCGACTACCGCATTCCAGTGATCCAGTCGAAAACGGGCATCGAGAAGCACGACGACAAGCACGGCATTCCTTCGTTGCTCCCGCTCTTCGAGACGAACAGGCTCCGTTTCGCCGTCGGGAACAAGATCGGTCGGGAAGAAATGCAGATCCTCAAAGACGAGCTTGCGGGTTGGTACTACGACCCCGACAAGAACAAGTATTTGAGCGTCGCACCCCACACGGACACCGTGATGGCGCTCCTAAAAGCCGTCGAAGGATGGAAGGAATCCAGCAAGGGCTTCCTCTTCGTCTCGAACCTTAATCTTTGAAGTGCCAGAAAACTAAATCTCTGCTTTGTCTCGGTACATGACCTTGAAGGCGTTCACGGCTGGGCGCCCGATCTGGCGGTACTTCCACGCCCAGAACCATATTTCCTCGATTGCGAGCGAGAACACAACGTCATTATACGTTTGGACTTTTTCTGGCGTGAGCGTCGCAAGCGTGGACATGTAGAAAAACACCCACGACGCTTCGTGCGGATCAAGAAAAGAAACGACGATGCTATTGCTGAGGTTTTCCAAGTTTTTGAGGGCAGACTGGCACATGAAGGCTCGCTCTTCGAGCTCTTCGAGGCGTGCTTTTTTCTCGTGCTTGACGAGGCGCTGATGGGCAAGGTCGGCGATCTCTTTCATGAAATAGTAGCGCACGGCTTCGATCGTTTTTTTCGCCCGCCACTTCCTCGCCTCGATCACCTTGTTCGTCTGGATGATCGAGTTCTCGGTAAGAAAGTGCTCGTAGAGGGCGACCTTGTTCTTCGAGGCTTCGAGCGAGTAATACTCGATCCTGCCTTCTTCTCGCAAGAGGTCGTATAGCTTCGAGTACTGCTGTTCATTCATTGTGGCACTCAGCGTTGCGCCGTTTTTATACGATTCTTCCCGTTAGAACAATGAATATCTCATGTTTTTTACCACAACTTTTATATATTATTGTTTCCTATAGTATATTGATGACAGACCTCAAAGACCTTCGAGAAAAAACTGCACAGGCTGTAAATCTATTTCAAATTCAAGTAGAAATGGTGGCAAGAGGCTACAAGCCCGCTTGCCCTACTTGTTTTGAGCACTTGCAAATGATCTTCAATGGCGCGTACGAGTGCTTTACTTGTGATGCACTCGTGCACCCAGTCTTCCTAACCGAGGAAGAAATGATTCAGAATAGGCGGGAACACGCCTATCAGCGCGCCGTTGCCGAAATCCCCGAAATCGTCCGAGAAGGGGACTTCAAAATAAAGAGGTACCGCAAGTCCAAGTACGAGCGCAATTGCGACGTTTGCGGTGCCGATCTGAACAGCTCAAAAGTGTTCGTTGGCGGGCTGTTCAGGAAGTCTCCCATCTGCGG